GTGACGGTGATGTTATATCTTATGACTATATTAAGGAATTGTGTTTAGAAACTCACGCTGAATTGCGACACTTGACAGACATGATACTTGCTTATAATGCGGTGGATTGGTCGCTTGAACAGGTGTTGCACGATAACGATACCTTAACGGAGCGTTATAGGTTTTTAATATCAAAACTTCACTCCCCGTATTTGGGTCATCACATGAATAGTGACGTTAGTGACTCTAAGAAAGGACTTTACTATGTTCACAACACCAGCATTGTGGATTGAAAATGTTTGGTTGTCAAACTTTGGACTTTTTAATGTCGTTATTTTGGTCTACGGACTTTTGGTTTTAATTCTGCTGATTGCGAAATGGATAATTTATGCAAGAATGGCTGACCGCAATAGATGAACAAGTAAATTTTATACTTGAGCAACCGCCAACTTTGGCGTTATCAAGCGACCTCGCACATTTGCTATTGCTAAAAGAAAAATTGCCAACTATCGAGCAAATCTCGGTTGTTGATACTGACGACCACCTTGAACAGCTTATGGCTCATTTTAATGCGGTTATTTGCGATTATGCGGATAGCAAGCGGCAATCTATACTCCGAAACGAAAAAGCTGATGTAGGCGATTTTAAGGCGGTTTTACACCGTTTGTCAGAATTGATAGATGTTTTGCGTCAAGGTGCTGATGTTGACGAAAAAAACATTTTAAAAGATTGGATTGCTAATCTTTATAGTAAAATTAAGTAAACCCCTCTAAAGCGAGGGGTTTTTGTGTTATACAAAAATATACATCATTCTACTCTATTGCATTTCACATTGCCATACCATCACTTTATACAACTTTCACAACCTCACTTCGCCAAAACAACATATGACTCTACTCCACCAAACCTATACTATGTCTCACGAGACATGACATTTACAACAGCAGACTCAACCATGCCAAACCGTAACGAAACAATATGTGACTTAACCGAACTGTACCATTACAGCAAACCACGTCACTACACCCCACCTCACCTTACCAATACTAAACCCCACGAAACTTGACCCTACTGCACCATTAAGCTACCTCATTTTGCGATGCACGACCTTACCTTTACTGCACTTTAATTCACTTAACTGAACTAAACTATAACGAAACCAAAGCACAATATCGCTGTTCATCACAAAACCTTGACAACATTCAACCCTATCCCACACTACCGTACATCTACTTGACCGTATTTCACATTATTGGACTTCACCACCACAGAGCCGTACAAGACCATATTGAACCATGCCGTCACCGTATCAGACAGTACCAAAACACACAATATCGTACCTAACCATTACGCCACAAAAAAACAAATATACTGTACCGCACCAAAACTATACGCAAGGGCACAAGACTTTACTCTACCGTTTCATTGCTTTAAAGCACGTGACGCAACTTTGCTTTACCTCACTTTGCCATTACGTCAAGGTACAGCATGTCACTAAACCATCACAATACCTTACGTCACTACACCCAAACATTACGGCAAAATACCTTGCGGAACAATCACGCCACTGTACGACACTAAACCTTACCTTACCTACACCTCAAATTAAAACGCTTCGCCTTACAATCACGTTTAATCTTGCACAGTTATTTCCGCACGACCATAACCACTGTTACGCCACTGTAAAAAAGCCTTGTATTGAGCGTAGTCAAGCAACTCACGGATTAGTTTTTCAAATTTAACGTCAAGCATTTTAATTTCAAAATCAAATGTTGTTCCTGCGGGTACTGTTTCACTATTAGCAAGCGTCACACGCTCCCCTTGTGCTGTTTGCGCCCGTAATGGTCTTTGCATATTGCCTACAATGCCTTGTTCAGCACCCTCATAGCATAATGGTATTTTGCGTGGATATACAAAAACACAATCGTTTATGATTTTAATGTATGCTTTTGTTTTTGATGTTTCCGAGCCACCTACCCTTGCCATCGCTCTTGCGGACTCTTTCAGAAAACCTTTAATTTGATAATCCCACATAAACGGTTGTCCGTCTGGTTTACCGTTTAATCGTGGAAACACTGTCATTGATTTTTCTACTTCTGCTTCAACACCGATTGCAGCCACTTCTTCCTCTCTGCTCGGAGCGTCAGGTGCTAAACTTGCGATATATTCCTCATGTATTTCTTTGTCGTTAGCTTGCGTGCCTAACATTTCCTCCATAAGTGTTGCCCTACATTTTAATGTTTTCATTTTGCTCATATTCCTTTCGATAATTTATTTTACGTTATGATAATAACAGATGTTTCGGGATAAGTCAATAAGTTTTTGGTATTATTTTGGACAAAAGTGTTGACAAACTGTTTTTGATGTGGTATCATAATGGCAAAGGTGGTGAAAATATGGCTGATACATACAGACCGAGCGTTCCCAAAAAGCTATATGAACGCATAAAAATCGAGGCTGATAAAAAAGGTCGTAGGGTGCAAGATGTTGTCGTTGCAATATTGACAGAGTGGATTGACAGAAACGAGGGCAAAGATAAGTGGAAAATGTAGGGGTTTTGAAAAGGAGTTAACAGCTAATGAGGACAGCAATTCTATGTAACACTTGCGGAACGATTCACTATGAGGATGATAAACCGCATATTTGCACAAGGCGGTTGAAACAACCAGTGCCGGGATTCTGGAATTTTACATATCCGAAACAGCAATATCCGCAAGCGAAAAAAGCAGACAGGAAAGTGGGCATGGTTGACAGCAGTTTAAATCATGATTACTTGCATAACGATTCTATCTTTTTGGATTGAGGACAATGGATAAAAACAGTTGGACAATCAGGAATAAGGGTGATAAACACGCATTTCCTTGTTGCCCCGAATGTCGCAGTACAGACATTATGGTATTTGATAGTAGGGGGAACAGTATGGGTATAAGGCGCAGACGAAAGTGCCTTGCTTGCGAAAATAGATGGAATACGCTTGAGGTTATGACAGATGGTTTAGATATTTTAATAAAAGCTGTTAATAAAGAAAAATTAAATCGCAATCACTTACATAAAAAGTGGTTTGAAATAATGGAGGTTGATTTTTAATGCAAAAGAATAAAATAGTAATACCCGAAGTCAAATTAGAAAACAACAGGTTATACGTTGACGGCGAGTTAGTAGACTTAAATGACAGTTGTTCCCGAATAGAATATATTAGCGTAGGTAACACAGGTGCTAATGTTCATATTGAAATAAAGTTATCTATTAAATCGTTTAATATTGATACCATTAAAGGCAATCAGTAAGGAGTGATTATATGCACATCTATGTAAGTACAGCTTTTTTATGGTGGCTTTCTGGGTTTATGAGTTGCGTAGCGGTTTTAATACTGTTATTCATAATTGACAAGCGGATAAGAAGTAAAAAGACGGATGATAAGTTGAAGCAGATGGAAAAGGATTATGAGGTTTTTGACGATACAGATGATAAAAAATATTAAAAACTATAAAAGTAAAAGAAAGTGAGTAAAAGTAATGAAAATCAAAGTCGGAAGTGGATTTGAAAGAGAATTGATACCCGCAGAAACGTTTAGAGCAGTAGCAACGAGATTGATTGATTGTGGCGTTCAAAAAGGAAGTATGTATGGTGATAAGCACCAGATTATAATTTGTTGGGAGTTGCCCGATATAACTATAGATATTGACGGTGTTCCCATGCCACGCATGATTAGCGAATTTTATAATCTCGGTACTACCAAAGACGGTGAAGCTATTATAGGTGAAAAATCAACACTGTATAAACATCTTGTATCGTGGAGAGGTAAACCGTTTACAAAAGAGGAAATGCAATCGTTTGACTTGAAAAATATCTTAGGTGTACCCTGTATGTTGCAGATTGTCCACAATGAGAAAAATAACGGTGATATAAGAGAAAAAGTATATCACGTTATGCCATTGATGAAAGGACTTGAGCCACCGAAACCTGCAACTGAAATTATCAACTTAGATTGGTCTGCACCAGACTTCAAAGAAACGCTTGAAAAAATCCCCGATTGGCAAAAAGATATTGTAAAAAGGGCGTTAAATTGGGGTAGCACAAACAGTTCTAAAATGCCATCTACTGATGATTTTAAGGAAATGACAGACGAAGAAGTGGAAGCGATTTTGCCTTTTTAGTTCATAATTTATTTAAAATATCTGTTGACAAGTGACAGTCAATTTGGTATAATCCTTGTAAAGACAAAGTGTGATTGGCTTACGTTGTGGGTTTGCTAATCTGAATATAGTAAGCCAATCCCCTGTAACTTAGTAGCCACAACCTACATAAGTCACAGGGTTTGTCTGTTACAAGGAGCAATATATGGCAAGAAAAAGAATGTTTGATAGGGAGATTGTAAATAAAGATAAATTTTGCGATATGCCAATGAGCAGTAAAGCCTTATATTTTCTGTTAGGAATGGAAGCTGATGATTATGGATTTGTTTCACCAAGACGAGTGATGCGAACACACGGAGCAACAGATGATGATTTAAAATTATTGATACTAAAGGAATATGTAATACCTTTTGAAACGGGAGTAGTTGTAATAGTAGATTGGCATAAAAATAATTACATTGATAAAAATAAAATTCAACCAACAGAATATCTTGAAGAACAATCTTTAGTGCATATAGACAACGGGAAGTATTGTGCCAGTGCGGTTAAACTAAAGTTAAACCAAAGTTTAACGGAAGTTAAACAAAAGTTAACGCAGAGTAGTATAGAACAGAATAGTGCAGAAAAGAATAGCATAAATTATATTGACGAACTTTTTGAAAAAATTTGGAAACTATTGCCACCACACGTTAATGATAGGAAAAGTAAAGTATCAAAAAAACGCAAAGAAGAATTATATGATTATGGTTATGATAGGGTTGAATCAGCTTGCAAAAAATATCTTGAAACTCAACCCAAAGAATATTTACATAAACGAGATAACTTTTTTAATGAAGTTATAAATAACTATTTAGATGATGAAGTGGAAGTAAATAAAGTTGAACAAGAGTATATTGATGTGCATTACAATAATGATGGTACAATATTGAGGGTTATTGAAAAATGAAGTTTGATGTTATAAATGCTTTTTTAGAAGTCATAAAACCAGATAACAAGCTATTTGAAATTAGGGCATTATATGGTGGTGGTAAAGTTGTAAGCGGATATTTTGATTGCATAACAACAGCGGTCGAATGTTTGAAAGATTATAGTTTTCCTAATAATTCTAATATTTATTTTACGCTTAATAATATTAACGATAAGTGCAAGGAGCGAAAACAATTTAATAAATTTGTAAGTGGAGCAAAGCCGACAACATCAGATAATGATATAAATTATTATGAGTGGTTGCCAATAGACGTAGACCCTGTTAGACCAACAAACGTATCATCTACAAGTGATGAATTGCTTTTGGCAAGGCATAAAGCACATGAGGTTAGAAACTTTATGTATGCAAATGGTTTTAGCGACCCGATAGTTGCCATGAGCGGAAACGGTTATCACTTGCTATATCTTATAGGATTTGAAAATAGCAGAGAAAACGCAACACTTGTTTCAAATTGTCTTAAAGTTTTGAGCATGTTATTTTCCGATAAGCACATAAACATTGATGTTAAAACATCTAATCCATCGAGAATATTTAAACTTTATGGTACTAAATCATGCAAAGGTGATAATACAGAAGAACGACCACACCGAATGAGCGAAGTTTTAAAAATCCCCGACAATATTATTCAAAACAAAAAACATCTATTGGAAGAACTTGCTTCACTAATGCCAGAGCCAGAAGTAAAGATAAATAATTTTCGGAACGGATATAATAATAAGCAATTTAATATCCATGAATTTATGGCAAAACATCTACGAGTAAAGCAAGAAATTACAGCAAGTGGATATACAAAATATATTTTAGAGCATTGTCCATTCAATCCCGAACATAAGGGTAAGGATTCAATGGTAACGATAAATGATAATGGTGCAATAGGTTTCTTTTGTTTTCATAATTCATGTGCTAACAACAAATGGCAACAATTAAGAGCGATGTATGAGCCTAATTTTTCTGATAAAAAATATGTTAAACTTAATTTTGGGTCAAATAGCAATAACGAAAATCACACATCACCTAAAATCGTTAATCAGAAAATAGTACAAGATGTAAATGACGAGCCTGTATTTTATACAATGCAACAGATAGAAGAACTTGTAACACCACCAGACGAGTATATAAAGACAGGAACAGATGTTATAGATACAAAGATGGGTGGACTTGCAAAAGGTTGTGTAACGTGCATAACAGGCTTGAGAGGGTCGGGCAAATCAACGTGGATAGGACAACTTGCTATTGAATCGGCAGAACAGGGATATAGAACTGCAATATTTAGCGGAGAGTTAAAAACTAAAAAAATATCATCATGGTTAAAACTTCAATCCGCAGGGAAGTATCATGTCAATCCAACACAATATGATAATTTTTTTACGGTAAAAGATGAAGTTAATCAAAAAATAGTAGATTGGTTAAACAATAAAATATATGTTTATAATAATGCACACGGAAATGATTTTGCTAAAATATTTGATAGATTAGCAGAGTGCGTTGAAAAATATAAAGTCGATTTTATAATATTAGATAACTTAATGGCATTAGATATTTCAATGCTTGAAAAAGAAATATATCGTCAGCAGAGTATGTTTGTTCAAACGCTTATGGACTATTCTAAATTATCGAATGTTCATACGTTGTTTGTAGCACACCCACGAAAACCATTAGGATTTTTAAGATTAGATGATGTAGGTGGAAGTGGTGATATTACAAACAGGGTAGATAATGCTTTTATAGTGCATAGAGTAAATGACGATTTTAAAAGATTATCTCATGCTATGTATAAGTGGGAAAAGAACAATGATTTATATTCAGCAACGAATGTAATTGAGATATGTAAAGATAGAGAAATGGGAACAATGGACACGTTTATACCGTTATATTACTGCAATCAAGGAAAGCGGTTAAAAAACTATGAGCATGAGCATAAGCGGTATGGTTGGGAAGATTCAGAATTTTACGAAGTATACGAAAAAATAAAATTACCCTTTTTAGATGATTAGGAGAAAATTTATGATTATTGAATGTGAAATTTGCGGACAACCATTTGACGTTGATAAATACTGTACGACCTGTGACAGTACAGCTTCACAAAACACTAAACTATTATGCAAGATATTAGAAAAAGTAGAACAAATTGAATATGAAATTAGGAGAGAATATGACAGACGTTGAACGTATGCTAAGTGTAGCAATAGATAAGTGCGAAGATTTACAACAGTTTATTTTAGAGATTGTGGAAATGGTGAGAAATGAACAGAACGATACCGAATGAACAGAAAAATCGAATAAACAGGTGTTTTAAGGTGGCTTATGAAACCCTTGAAAAACATTACGGAGCGGATAGTCTTGACGATTTTCGGGCAGCGGATGAAGAATGCGTACAACTTGCCAAAGAGGACACACTATTAAGCGGATTATTGCTTGCGGTGTATGCAGAATTAAAAAATCAATGGGATATAAGGCATGAACAGATACCAAGCAAGCAAAACGATAAGCGATGAAAGGTGGGTGTGATGGGTGTGACAGTGGATGGTGGCGACTGTATTGTGTGTTTTCATCAAGACCCTGTAAGCGGAGCGTGTACAAAGTACGGTCATGACGCTATGACGTTGCGTGACGGTGTTCGTGAATGTGACAGCTTTGTAGATTGGGAAGAACACACACGCAAGCAAGATGAACTGATTAAGGAACAAAAGCGGAATCAAGAAATGATTGAACTTTATAATTCAATGCCTAAGATTGGAGATAGAGCATGAGTGACAACAAACGCAACATAATAATCCGCATACACAGTGACGATATATCGGACAGTGAAGCTATGTATTATGTGCATAGTGTTATAAACGGAGGCAAGGTGTCGGAAACCTACAAAGGCAAGCAATACTGTTTTCATACACAATTTGCTGATGGTGTTCATGTAAGTTGCGTAAAGCGGTCAAAGAGTGATGTGTTTCATGTTTATAGGAAAAGCGAGGGTGCGGATAGGCACACAAGCAATCCAAGAAACAAAATGACGATACATTGTGCATTTGATGTTGAGAAAAAATGCATAGAATGTAGCCCTAAATGCTTAGAACAAGATGTTTCCGACACAAATGAGAGCATAGCAGAGCCGAAAAGTTGTGAAACGTGTATGCATGGTGAGTTGACAAATATTTATAACTGCAAACTAAAGCATTACACATTGGCAAACCAAACTGATTGTAACGAATGGCAACCAAAAGTGCCTGTTCAAGAGTTCGAGCGGTTTTGTGATGATTGTAGATTTACATTAACCTCACATTATTATGAGCCTTGTGCAAGTTGTAAAGATGAAACAGGACAAATGAAGAACTGGCGACCAAAAGAAAAGCCGACAGTGGCGGTATCGGAGTGTCGAGAATGTAGACAACTAAACACAAAAATTGAAATGCTGATTGACCAGTATGATATAGATATTGAACAACTCAAAAAAACTCAATGCACAGGCTGTTGTTTGGACTGCTACGAAAGACGCAATGAGAAGATACGGAATCAGCGTAGAGAGTTGGCAATATTGAATGAGCGGGTCGTTTATTATAAAGCAGAAATAATTGCATTAAGAGAAGCAATAGACGAGCATTGTATGACTACGCCTTGTCGGATATGTAAACATTATCAAATTGATATTGATTTTTGCAGAGATTGTAATCCGAGTAATAACAAGTTCATGGATAAGTTTAGAAATGGGAGTGACTCCGAATGAGAAGCCCATTCCTGCCACCGAGTAAGGAGAAAAAGATGATACACAATGGGGTAATAATTCCAACAGAACATCAGGAGCAAAAAGCGGTTGTTGAATGGGCGTTATGGCATGAACTTCAGCACCCCGAATTGAAAATGCTCTTTGCGATTCCCAACGGTACTTATAAAAGTAAAGCTGCAAGTGGTATGTTCAAAGCAGAGGGATTAAAAAAAGGTGTACCCGATTTAATGTTAGCTGTTGCGAGAAAAGGCTATCACGGTTTATTCATTGAAATGAAACGTCTTAAAGGTGGAGTTGTTTCAAAAGAACAGGTATGGTGGCTTAATGCGTTAAGTGAACAAGGGTACAGGGTTGCTACTTGTCGTGGATATGACCAAGCAATAAACATTATAAAGGATTATTTGGAGATAGAATAATGAAATGGTTTAAAAAGAAATCAGCTATTGAGGAACTTGAAAAAGAGATGTTTCCACCACCGAAAAATATGATGACTCAAGAACAAAAAGGCGAACAACTTAGAGAATATCTTGAAGTACATAATAAAAAACATGGAGCATACACAATCAGAGAGGGCAATAATGTCCGATACCACTTTTTATGTGAGTTATGTAATGCAGAATTTATTGTACCACTGCGACAAATACCAGAGCGTTTAAGGGGTACTGATTCGGGCAGAGACAAAGACGGAAATATGCAAAACTTTTTTGTAACCTCAAGATGTCCGACTTGCAATCATTTTGTCATTAGCAAGCAGAAAGTCATAGAATAGTCAAAATACCGCAAATAATAGCCCGTATGACGTTTTCGGCATTGTTGGCGTGAAAGTGTATGGGCGACAACAAAACGCAACAGAGTGGCGAGAATTGCCCTTAAAATGAAAAGGAGACATGAGCATGGCAAAAACACCGTTTAGATGTGGTGACATTGTGTTAAATAAGTGGGCAGGACACCCAGAGGGTAGATATTTTATCTTTATTAAAAATCATGGCACATATTCAGAAACCGTACAAGCCATCAACGGTGTTGTTAAACACGAAAGGCAGTCATTTTATACAGATAGCTTCAGTAAACCGTATTACGATGGAACACCTGCATATACTAAAGTCGGATATGTTGACTTAAAAAACATTATCAAAGAAGCACTTAAACCCGAAAACTTTTTTACAGATGAACAAATTATAAAAATCAGAGATACAACACCAAAGGAGATATGAGCATGAAAATAAATTGGGATACGGTAGGTTCGGTAGTCACGGGTATTTTAATAGGTGTATTTGTTATAATGATAGTGGTTTTTACGCTTGACGGAATTGCTAAAGTGAAAGAAGCTGAAAGAATTATAGAGGAACACCAACAGCCGATACACGTAACGGTTGAATGTGGTTGTAAGGAGCGTGATTGAGCATGGCAAACAGACCTATTAAAAGTTTAGAGGATTTGGGTAATTGGAGCGGAGAAAAGTCAGCAAGATTGTTTATGCTTAAAGAGATTATGGCAATAGTGCATGAGAGATACGGAAACATTGACTACACTTTAACCGTTGACAATATCGAGGGTGGTACACTTAATGCTGTGATTGATGTTAGACAACTAAATGGCAAATATGATAGCGATTCCAAAAATAAATGCGATAACTGCGGTTTCAAACTACACTCGCAACGCATATCACAGTTACCAAGTTGTAACGATTGTGCTAAGAAAAAAGATTGTAACATACAACCACCTTTAGGCGATTGGTGCAGAATAAATTGCTTTAATTTTGAACGCAAGGAGCGTGACCAACATGGCAAAGAAGTCTGAGAGCGTGGCGAATGTGGTCGAATGTTGCCACTTCAAAGTCAACGATAAGGGTGTTATGAGAATAAGCAAACGTAAATTGCATTGGCTTATCCCCGACAACCTTATAGGCACTATTGAAAAAGGACAAATGTTGCGTGTGAAGTCTGCAAGTGGTTGTCCAAAGGTACTCGTCTGCGGACTTAAACACATGGAGGAAAATGACCCAGAGTTTCCGACAAAATCAGTTTATAAGATTATACAGAATGTATAGTTATCCCACAACATTTAGTGTTAAAATGTCTTGACATTCCCATAGATTTAGTTGACAATTATGGCTATTTGTGGTACAATAGGGGTGCGTAGGTCAAGTACGCATTTTGCATTGTGTTAATCCCTTTTGTTTGCAGATATGACGTTGCTTGACCCAACGTAATAATTGTGAGCAAAGGGGTTAATTTTATGAATAATGAAAAATGGAAAGATATTGAGGGATATGAGGGATATTATCAAGTTAGTAACTATGGGAATGTTAAAAGTTTAGAACGAATAAAACGAGGAAAGGGTAATGCAAAAATAAAACTCAATGAGAAACTTCTTGTTCAGCGTTTAGATTATTGTGGATATTTAGTAGTTCATTTATGCAAAGAGGGAAAAGTTAAAACATTTAAGGTACACAGACTTGTTGCACAAGCATTTATATCAAATCCGTTTAATAAAGAAACTGTCAATCATATAGACGAATTGAAAACAAATAACAATGTTGAAAATTTAGAATGGATGACATTTTTAGAAAATATAAGGTACGGTAAATTGAGAAGTAAAAAAATATCAAAAGCAAAATCAAGACCAATTTTGCAATTTGACGTTAATGAAAATTATGTAAAAAGATATTGTTCTGCAACTGAAGCAAGTGAAATCAATAAAATACCATTGTCTAATATAGTTGAATGTGCAGGGGGGAAACATAAACACGCAGGGGGATATATATGGAAGTATGAAAGCGACACTACTTAAACTTAAAATCTGCACTATAGCAAAACAAACATTCAAGATTAACTAAATAATAGGGGCGGTGCGAAAAATGACAATATGTACTAATGACAGCCAGATTTGTACTAAAGAAATTGACGGTGTGATGTGCATAACCTTTGAGTGCATGGGTGAAGCTAACTGCGATATGTTTGAGGGTGGCAAGAGAGTAATGCCAGATATGGAGTATTGTCCGTTTAAGAAGGAGGTGGTGCAAGATGTTCAATGATGTTAATTTTGAAAGTCAGTTAATAAATTCAGATTGTATGGATATTTTACCGAGCGTTCCTAACAAGTTTTTCGATTTAGCAATCATTGACACTTGAACACCCTACGGAATAGGCGAGGACGGTAGCAAAGCGATTACAAGGGGTAAGCAACCACATTTTGAGGGCAAACAATCATTGAGTAATGCAGCGGCATATTGCCGAGAATATAAAGCGTATGACGGTGGCGATATTGCTCCCCCCCCAAGAGTATTTTGACGAGTTGTTTAGGGTATCAAGACATTTCATCATATGGGGTGCGAATCATCTTATCAGCAGGTTTCCGATTGATAGTCCATGTTGGATTGTTTGGGATAAAGTAAACGAAGCTAATGATTTTGCCGACTGCGAGTTGGCATGGACTTCATTCAAATCTGCAGTAAGAATATTCCGCTACAAATGGAATGGAATGTTACAGCAGGATATGAAAAATAAAGAAAAACGTCAACATCCGAATCAGAAACCTGTCAATTTATATATCTGGTTATTGAATAATTATGCTAAAGAGGGTAACATTATCCTCGATACACATTTTGGCTCGGCAAGTTCTATTATCGCTTGCATTAAAACAGGTTTCAAGTATGTTGGAATTGAACGTGATGAATATTATTTTAACTTGGGTAAAGAGCGTGTTGACGCTGAATTATCTCAAATGAGTTTATTTAGGTGACAGCTATGATAAATCCCGACAAGATGTGTTTGAAACAGGATTCATGGAGTAGCGGTCTGCCTTGTATCTGTAAACGGAAATGCCGATTGCGTAGGCAAGCCGACAAACCACCACCGCCAAAAGAGGTTGAAAAGTAGCTGTAACAAGTCAAATATTGCTACAGGCTGACCGAAAAGTGCTGTGAACGCAAAAAAAGACCGCCCGACAATCCGTAAGGACTGCCGAGCGGTCAGTTTGCTATGGTCTATAAACTGAGTTTCTGATGGAGTCAATACCCTCGTTTATTCCGTTAAGCGATTGTGAAATGTCAAGAATGGAACATTGTTTCCAATGGTCGTTATACCATGCACAACTATCTTCGGAACATTCATTGGTTATTCGATTATGTATTGAGTACATAGGACAGGTTTTCTTTTTGGTTTTTTTAGCATTAAGATATTCTTTTTGTTTTTCAGATAGTCCGTTCATTTGTTACCTGCTTTCTGAGCCATTTCCCTGCGTTCTATCAGCTTCGGCACATCGGCTATATCTATTACGGGTATAGTGCGTTTGGGTGCGTCAGTGGGATTGTGGGGTGTTTTGTGCGTATCAGGTAGGTGTTCTTGCACTCCGCCGATAAATTCTGCAAGTAGCCACTCAAGATTTTGCAATTTGCGTTCAAGGTATTCGATATATTGTTTGTCGGTTTTGTTCATGGTGTTCTCCTTGTGACGCAATGTTTTCGCAATCGGTACAATAAACCGTCTTGATTATACGGTTTAGCTGTCTTTTCGCCATATATCCAAGACTTGATTGTGTGCATACTTATGCCCGAAGCGGTTTCCATTTCCTCTAATGTCATGCCCGACAATTCCTTAATATCTCTCACTTTGTCTTTCCACGATATTTCAAATTCGTTCATTGGTTGTTTTCCTCCGTTTCTTCTGGCAATGGTGGTATTTCCATCCAGTGTGTCATTTCTTTGTGGTCGATATAGTGGCTAAAGTTGGCAAAACGCATATCTTTTGTGACAAATCTTGCAGTGTAAAAGGTATTGTTTGCATGGACAATTGCTGCAATGTCGGAATCGGGCAACTTTTTATTTATATCATTCCACATTGTTCTTGTCCTCGCTTTGCTGTGGTGCTATTATGTCTGTGATTGTGTCTAATGCTTCTTTAATGGTTGCGTATGAATTTACTTTGTTCCCAAATTCGGAATCAATGCTGCAAGCGGAAAGTGCATACAAACCGCCTTGTTGCCATATCATGTATTTGTGTCCGTTGTAGGTGGTTTCGACAATGTTATCCATAACACCATTCCTCATAACTTTCTCCATGTTTTCTTGTGGCGTAATAGCTTTGCATTTCATGACTCAATTCGTAACACTCGTCACAAAGATAGTGTGGTTTCGTGATTCCGTTTTCATAATCATCTTCTGTAGGCTGTATTTTGTGGGTATAATCGTCAGTAAAATATTTCTCGCAATTTTCGCAATAGTTGAACAGGTTATCCCTGCAAGACTCGCAATACCACTCCCCATCTATTTTGGTACATTCGTCAGTTTCGTCTAGCTTGTCACAGATACAACAATAGGTGTTGTGGTCTGTGCGTTCTTGTGGCATTTGGATTGATTGATAGTTTAAAAGCCCTATGTTTTCCATTGATAACACCCCTTTTTCCAGTTCATTTCTTTGATATAGTCGGTCATTTTGTTTAAGGCTATATTGAAATTATCATAACAACCGACAGGACAATCGCATCGTTCATCGGGTTTTGCTATTGCAAATTCAAAGTATATTACGTTAGGGCACTGCTGCTTTTTGTTGATTAAAAAGGTTTCACCCATATATTCGCATTTTAATACAGTTTCGCATGTATATTCAAACTCTGACATATTAATATTTTCCTTTCATGTTTCTGTATTTTTGTTCACGCTGCTTTTGACTTTGCAATTCAGTAACAAGTCGCTCAAGGTGGGTAATGTATTCCTCATTAATCTTGATTTTTTCTTCAAGGGAAGTGATTAACCGCTCTTGACATTCGTATAGTTCTTTAGTGTATATCATATTCTCTCCATTTCACTTTCAATTATTTGTGTGTCGTAGCCTTTTTTGATAAGCCATGCTTTAAATTCGGCAATCGCTTCGGATGGTGGATTTGTTACGGTGTTAAGCTGTGCAAATTCTTTGTGTAGCTGTTTTGCCATAAAGTTGTACGCATATGCGGCAGCTTCTTTGTGTTTGAAATTGCCTAAGTATATGTGCTTTCCGCTTGCGGATATTTGAGCGTTCCAATAATTTTTATGAAATATTACACCCTTATATCCCGAAGTGTTGCTTTTTGGTGATTTTCTATTCATTCCGTTTTTAGACCTATCGCAAATTCTAAGATTGCTTTTGCAATTGTTCAAAGTATTCATATCGGCATGGTCGATAATGGCGTTATGCGGTACGTTCATTATCAACCTATGAAGCAGTTTAATAGGCTTATGTCCTGCTATTACATATCCTTTTGGATTTATGCGAAAATGCTTACCCTCAACGAGCGGTATATCTTCGATGTCAATCGTAAAAACAGTTTCGCTATCCGTGTTTACATTTGTTATAACTGCATAATCGTCAACAATCTCAATTTTTACAGGACATCTAATTAACCCTTTACAAAAGTCAGTATATCGTTTGTTTTTGACAATTTGCCCTGTGTCAAACTCAACATCAATGCTTTTGTTATTGCGATATGCGATTATTGTTGCATTTATTCCGCTACTGTTTTGGATTTTTGTTTCGCCCGTTCTGTCAATAAATCTGGGGTCTTTGTTTCTCATAATTTCTCCTTAATATGCTTTAAGGTCTGAAATTGCTTTTCCCAATACTACCACTATCGAGAATTAACAAAATCAGACCTATTAGCTGAATTAAGTTTTTTGCAAGTGGTAGTTGCATAACCTATTATAACATATATTCATAGATTATGCAACATCTTCCGCAACCTCTTTGATACATGCATTTGATGACCAATATTCAGTTATAGCCTTTATGTCATCTGCGGAAGTCCACGCAACTTGAAAACGCTCTGGAAGTTTAGTATGGTCATTCGACTGCCAAAGAGCATCGCCCTTGCCTTGCAAGCGGTCGCATCCGACAACTCCGACAACTCTTGCGGTGTTAGGCTCTTTAACTGATAATCCGATACGTGCATTGAAGTTTGAGCGGATAAGTGTATCGCACACTTTTGCCAAAGGATTTTGAGTGCAACATAACAAGTGCAAGCCACAACCTCTACCCATTTGTGATATTCTGGTTAAATGTCTTTTAAACATATCGCCACCAATCATGATAGCATCTGTCAACTCATCTATCACAATTAAAATGCGTTTTGTTATCGGTTTACCGTTTAAAATGTCCTCATAGCGTTGCTCCATTACTTGACAAATCTGTTCAAGAGCCATTGTTGCTTCAACTGCGTCTGTAATTATCGGACGTTCTAAAAACTTAACATTTCTATATTGCGAGAGTTCCACCTTTTTTACGTCAATCATTATCATGCCGAGAGTGGCGGGCGTTGCATTAAACATGAGTGAACATAACATTGTATGCAATAGGGTGCTTTTACCACTTCCCGAAACACCACCGGCTAAAATATGTGGTGCGTCTGCTATGTCTATAATCAGCGGTTTTTGACCGTAACCCAAAATTGCGGTCATATCTGATTGTTTTCCTGCTCTTGCAAAGTCCGACAATGTGCAATCATCCGTAAAATCGGTTTTTGCTAATAGACAGGATTTTAAATTTACCCATGACCGCTTCTCTCTGCTTATTGCTAAGGCAAAATCTCCGATTTCTGATGACGTAAAAATTATATTTTTGTTCAGCCTTGCCGATAAAGGTTCGATGGCTTTTTGCAGTTTACTCCAATGCCTTAAATCACATAAGCGGTAACTGTAAATTATGCTTGATGGTGTACTACTCATTCCGCAACTATTAACAGGTATACCAAGACTTTGTAATGCTTCTGTGATACTGCGAGGATTAACCTCCGCATATACCGTTTCCTCATCTGGAAGTTTTGCTTCACTATGGTCTAATATGCTGATATTAGGTGTCTGCCAATAACGTGTACTTTTCATAATAATTACTCCTATAATAATATTTTAGTTTATATGTGTCTGTGGCTTGCGAGAATCGCCTGTGTGAGCGTTTTAGTATTTCATGCGATAAACTATATACCAAAACGCTCATGCGATTGTAGGCGATTTTAGAGCGGTTATTTAACGTCTTGTAATTTATGTTAATATCTGTTATACTGTTTTTACGCTACGGAAAACCTCAAATATACGCTGTTTTTAAGATAGGCATTGTATGTTTCGGGGTTTTCCTTTTTGAATAAAGCGGAATCAAATTTGTTTTGACTTATGGGTGCATAGCTTATTGTAAATGCGCCCGCTTGTACTTTTTCCGCTTGCCGAGAATCCATTTCCGCAATCAACTGCTGTTTGAGTTCGTTTAGCTGTTGTTCTAACTCTTTAATTTCTGCTTGTATGATACGGTATTCGGTAGCGGTTTCTGTAAGTTCTACAATTGACATTGTCATCACCAATCCTTTCTTAGTATAAATAGTTTCTTATAACCTTGTTAAAAGCTGTTTCCGCTTGTTTGCGTTCCTGCGGTGATAGTTCTACAAGTTCTAACAATTCGGCTAACATATCAATTTCAAGTGTTGTATATGCTGAATTGATAAAGTCCATTAGTTTGTTAAATGTCATTTTGACGGTTTTACCGTGTTTAAATGTTGGTAGATATGATGTTTTCTGCATGGACTGACTTTTTGTGTTACTGCTCATAGTTTTATAATCTCCTTTTTGTTAATTGATGGTTGTTAATACAGATTGTATTATTTACGCTACAGTGGGTACAAATGTACCGATTAGTTTACCGTCATTGTAAATATCGCAATTTTTTGTTATTTGCCTTTTGTTTTCGATAAGGTTTTTGAGTTCTAATGCTGTGATTTCAATGTTTATCGGTGTATTCCAGTCAACTGAATTTATATAGCTGATAATGTCAAGGTTATAATCATTGTCAATTATGTATTTTGCAAGTGCTCGTTTAATGCTATAACCGTTTTTAGAGTTAAATGCGGTTATTATTTCCTCGCCGATTCCGTCAAAAGTTTCATTATATCGCTTGATTCCCTCTAAAAATTCGTGTGCATTGTAATTGTCGCCGTCTTTACGGTCTAATATTAAATCAATAATCATGATACTTTAACTCCTTTATAATCCTCTATGTATGATATTTTTTTATATTCTTTTTCGATTTCAAGTAATTCACGTTCAAAATGTTTGCATGATTTTTCTTGTATAAGCCTTGTATCTGCTCGGCAATTTTTGCAATCTTTTTTGGTACAATTTTCGTAATGACCTTCATATTTTAGCGATAACATATCATAATCGTTTAAAAGTCCATAAAAGTCTTGTTCATATGGTTTTAATGGTGTTCTTGCGGTTATCATAGTTTTATACCCCTTTCATTGATTAAATAATATATTGCCATTTCTTTAGCTTCTTTTAAGGTTTGGTATGAATTTTTTTCGTTTCCGTTAATGTGTAATGTATATCCTACTGGCACATTATTTGTAAAACTGCCATACTCTAAAATAATTTCAATATCGTATTGAATGTTTATATAAGATTTTACATATCCGTCATTGTCTTTTATGCGTTTATATTTTAAATTCATAGTCTTTTTATATCCTTTAGTTTAGTATAGTTATTGAATAGGTTTAATGCTTGTTATAACTCCACAATGAGTTAACGCCCATATTTCTATAACTGCATCCATATTATCAGCTTTAATGACACATTGATTTTTTTCACCATTGTTTGAAGTGTAATTGACTATATATTTTTTCATCTGTTATAACCCCTTTCATAGTGTAGCAGCGTAGGCGGGATTAACCGCCTTGACTGCTGATTTTGTTTATGCTGATTTGATTTTGTCAGAAGTCCGGCGATATTCGCCGTCACCTTTAACATAGATTGAATAAACTGTTTTTTCTACTTTCCGGCAACGTCCGTCACGCCGTCCGGTTTTATTGTTGTACCGTCCGTTTACGCCTACTTGATACATAATAACGCCGTATTGTTCCCCGTTTTCAGTTTGAATTTTTACTAATTCGCCTTGTTGTCGTTTCATGCTGATAACTCCTTTATAATATTTTGTGTTGTTTAATACTTCATGAAGTACACTAACAATTAGTGTACTTTAGCAATATTAAGCTGTTTTGATTATTTTATATTCTGCATCGGGATTATATTTTATTCTGAATATCCGCTCAACCTTTAGCGTTTTATCGGGATTTTGACAAGTTAAACGGGTGACGATATTTCCGGCTGCCGTATAACCTTTAACTACTCTATCCCTAAAAAATCCGATAGAAGTTATATAACAAGCGTATTGACGGGCGGTTATTTGTGACGTTTCTGTTGTTGTAGGATTTTTCGGGAAGTGTTTACGTCCTAACTTTTCGTATCTGTTTTCAATAAGTGTTATTTCATACTTTCCATTGTCTAACGTGTCGAGGTCATAACCGTCCATGCCGATTTTATGAAGTGTTTTTCTGTACTCTTTAAATTCCTCAGATAGATATAATGTTCTTTCCATTGCCTTAAATCTCCTTGTATATATTATAATATTTGTTGGTAGTGTTTAATACACTATCAAGCCGATATTATAGTCAATATCGGCTTAAAGTATGCTAAACGTTTCTTTTTGTGTATTTTTTAACGCAAACTTCATTGTCAATATTAAGTTTATACAGATATGCAAGCCATCTTTGCTCCGCATTGTGTCCTCTTATTCTTTTTAAGTATCCTTCTGCTTGTTTATTTGTGACATTTACAGTAACGTAATACCGTAATTCATAATCGCTATTACTAACTTTTTCGGCATCTTCTAAATTTTCAAAAACTTCGAAAAATGCATTGACAAATTTATCGTAAAACTTTGCTATAATTTTACCTTGCATGATAAAATACTCCTTAACTTTGTTATGCTGATTGATTTTTAGACTCCTCTTGTATCATGTTATCAACTTGACGTTTCCTGCGGTCGATTGCTTTAACAATAAGACTGTCAATATCTGATAGTTTGATTTCACGTCCGTCATCCCTGTCAACCTTGCGCCCATTATAGTCAAGCCAGTCGCGGTAAACTAAAACTTCTTTCCCGTTCATATATTCACGGTTGATTGTTAATATTGCCGGAAGTGTGTGATATACATTGTCAAGGCGTTCATTTAATGCTATACGTCCGTCATTTTGTTTCAATACCCATTTAACCCATTTTATCATGTCAAGTATTTCTGCGGTTTCTGTTCTGCTATGGATTGCCATATACTCCTCACAATTTACCTGCGTTCTGATATACTCCGAATTGAATTTACTTTTTGTTCTATAACGTCCGTTTAGCTCTGCATAATAATTGATGCTCATAATTTTACCCGTCCTTTTTAAATAATAAGAGTTAATTAACTCTATAATGTACACTATGGAAGTGTACACTAACAGTCAATTAAGCTGCTTTATAAATTGTTATGATATAATCATTTGCGATATCGTTATACATCTCGTTATAATCACTGTAGGCATCACGATTTACAATATATCCCATAAAAAACGGGCAAATACCGTTTAATGGAATATTATGATATCCCCTATCATAGATTAAATTTGCAATAATACATCTTTCGTCATAAGTTAAAAACATTGTAGTATCTCCAATCGTATTTTATTTTAGTGTTATAAACACAATGTTATAGTATGGTTATTTGTTGTTAGCTTGCACAAGTTAAGCATATATTATCGTTATTTAATGTTTTGAAACAATGATGTATATTACATATTTTACATTTATAATCCCGTGTAGAATCTTTTAATGCTGCACATCTACCTTTTCCGGCATTAAAAGCACATTTTTCACAATATTCGCGGCATTGTTTGTCATCAACTAATTTATTCCATAAACTATTATTATTCATAGTCATAATCTCACTTTCTATATTGCCATACTATAACATTCTGTTCATAACTCACGGACATTTTTTTAATAGTTTCGGTGTGTCCTGCACCGTACTTCTTTTTATAGTCTTGATGTACAGTATAATGACTCTGATATTTAATTGTGTTTTCTACTTTGTATACATACCCTACCACAAACAAACACAGATTGCAACACTTATTTTCTACAAAATGGAGTGACATAACAACGTACCCACGTGTGTCAAAATGGCTAAAAACACAACATATAGACAAAAAACTGCCAAAATGACAATTTACACTAACTTAATACACTATATATTGACAAAAAATATGATGATGTGGTACAATCTCATATGACGCAAATAACGGCGTTCTAAACAGCGTGTAAAATGCCGGGCATAAACAATACTACTAGGATAATAAAATGCCCGCAGAACGTAAAATATTGAGTTATAGCAATATCCCATAATAAGGAATGATATAACATGAGTAATAAAGCTAATAATAAAATAGGTCGTCCTAGAGTATTTAAAACATCGGATGACCTATTATTAAAATGGAATGAATATAAACATTACTGTGATAATATGACTAAACCACGTACAGAATTTAGTCAACGTTTAGGTCAGTTCTTTACACAAGACGTTCCTGCCCCGATAACTTATACAATCGGTGGTTTCTGTATACATAACGACATATCAGAACAGGCTTTTAATGAAACCTATATGACTAACAATGAAGCCGAGTTTCTTGAAACTGTTACACGTATGCACAAAGAGTGTGAACTCAATGCACGTATGAGATTTGAACAGGGTGCTATTGATACACGGTTACACGGCATGTGGATGTCAAATCATGGTTACAAACTCCCCGCTCAACAACAAGATGACTCCGGCATCGCTGAAGCTATCAATAAACTTGATGAAGTGTTAAACAAGATAACAATCGGTTCGGGAGATACCGATTGCAAGCCAGAAGAGACCAATTGAACAAAATGGGTGTTTGTTTAATTGTCAAGATGTGGTGGTGGACACCCTCCCCTACCACCCTATGTAGTGGTCTGGAATCGCAAATCCCTCTACATATATTACTATAGTGTGATTTGGTTTTTTAACCTACTCATATATTACTATCGTGGAACTTGATTTTTCGTGATAGTCGACTGATATAACCAAGATGTATATTAGCTGAGATTGAGTCTGCTTATTGTAGGCTCTTTCGTTTTGTGTAGTTGTATAGTTATGTTAGTAACGTATGGCTAATTTTTTTTTGGTATAACGACAAAAAGCCCCTATCAGCTAAATAAAGCTAATAAGGGCTTAAAATTTTTTCTATAAACATCATGTGAGTTTTTATTATATATTATTTAAGTTTAGGTAGTTTTGGTTGTTTGTAATTGTTTTACGCTAACGGTTTGAGCTTTTGATTATAGGTTGCCCGCACGAAGCGGACAAACCTTTATCACGCCGTACGGAATCGCCCCGTCATAAAGTCTAAAAGTGACTATGTTCCGCTCTTGCGCCCTACGGAATCACTTTCAGTAAATGCCCTCAGTTAAAAACTGAAACAAGTACCGCCCCCGTTATTTGTTTATAGAGTAATCGGAAAAACTCTTTTGTAGCTTTTTTCAATTAGCTTTGGTTGCTACTAACCTAATCGTTTTTTGCGAGCGGAACGATTGCATAGAAACCGCAACAATATTTAATTAAAAAATAAAAAAGCTATTTAGACATGGTTTGATTCCATGTGTCCATAGCTTCTTGTTCTTTATCGTGGTATCTATGAGTTGAATAATTGCAATTTAAGCAATAAACGAAAAACTTAGTTCTGTACATTGGTTTATGTGAAGATGATTTAGGTTCGCCACCGCATTTTTTACAAGGCTTTAATTCTGTCATAATATCTCCGCAAAGTAAAACGACCCATTAACGTGCTACCGTCCGAGTCGTTTTGCTATTTATTTTGAAAGTGTTGCCACTAACATACAAGCATATCACGGTAGCACTCGTAAGAGTATATTACCACGATATATAGTGTTTGTCAACACCCAAAATACTATATTTAGTTATTTATTTTTTGATTCTTAATACAAAATCAAATTCACCGAATTTATCTTCATCCCAATGCAAACACTTATAGCCATGAATTTTAAAATCATAAACATTATTAAATCCGTTATATACTTTTATTGTGTTTTCATCAATAACAATGTTAACAACAGGGTCAATCCATTCTACTTCTTTACCTTTTTTGTCAATTAAAACAAATTCTAACATGTTTTTATATCCTCCTTTGTCAAGACCTATTTTTCCATATCTGGTTGTTTGTTAATCTAAAATTATATAACTTTCTAAAAGTGCTTTTTGACAATGGTATTGTTCACGATGTTGCTCTCTTTTATCTTGTGGTTTATAAAACATACAATCCTCTTGAATACACAAACACCACTCTTGCACTTCATAAAATCCAGTATTATTTGTATTATTATACCTTGTTGTTTTTATCCTGTATGGACATTTCATTATTCATTTCTCCCCTATCCCTCTTGCAATTTGCAAGCGTTAATTTTCGGTGTGTCTTGCTCTGGCAATTTTACACCATTCGCAAATCTGTTCATCCATAACAGAAATAAATGTGCCTTTACAAATTTCGCAATAAAGCAAACACGCTTTTATTTTTTCATTGTTGTTCATGGGGTTTTTACCTCACTATCTTTCATGCCACGCCAGACCCACTTATCGTGATATTCATTGCATAAAACACAAACAGTTTCTATCTTTTCTTTATCATTTTCGTAAAGGCAAAATTCGCAACCGTCACCGTATTTACTGCTGCAAATCAATTTTAAATCAGCGAGTGCCAACTCCAACTTTATTTTGAGTTGAGCGTTTTCCCTTTCAAGCTCTATACTTAAATCGTGATAATTGCTTGTCTGTTCTAATTCATCTATCAACATATTTACACTCCCTAAATATTTTTTACTATTGCGTGGGCGAGGGTTATTCTTTCACCCAATATCTGCTATTGTTGTTATAAACGCCGTTTAAAGCTAATTCAACATCAGTTAAAGCGTCTAAATAGCCACCTGCGTAACCCTCAGTAGACAACCCACGCTGAACATGACTTCTGCTTTGTGTATGTATCTCGTTCAAAACATTTTCTCTTGCTTTTTTTATTTGCTTTTTAATACCTTTGTTCATAATCTACCTCCAAACGCACAAGTGAGTTCGCTTTTTTCAATAAGGGTCATTGTTAGCATGGGTTGCTCCTTTCGTCTGGTAACATCTGTTTGAATATAGCTTCAAGCACTCCGCAGCAGATTGAGTTTCCGGCGGTTTTGTATAGTTGTGACTTTGATAAACCGTTCTTTGCTATACATATCAAAAGTAAATTGGCTCACAAATACCGCCACTCCCTCACAATTTCAGACATTTCATCACATAAAACAAGACAATCCCCAAACCTCATAGGCAATTTAATAGGGTCTTTAGCACCATGTAACCAAACAAGTAGCTGAATAGCGTCACCCTTGATTTCGTAACTGACGTTGTTAAACGCTTCGGACGTTATTATCAACTTGTCAAAGTAGGTGGAAGTGTCCAAACACTTTTCCATTTTGCAAGATTTCTCTGTTGCCATTTGTACGCCCCTAAAATAAAATTCAGTAACTTTTTGGACGATAACGCCATCCAAAAGCTACTGAACCGTTAAAACCAATAAGGCTATAACAACATCTGTCGGCAACATGGCGTTATCATGTTTGCAATACCGATTATACCATAAGTAAAAACTAATTGCAATAGGGAATATATTGTGCTATACTGATTTTCAACTACTAAATATTGAAAAAGGAGTAATATGAGCATGGATAAGGCAAGTTTTGACAAAATTAAGCACAAGAACATATCATCTTTGAACGATGATGAGCTAAAAGAGGTCTTTGACTTCCTTGAGAAACTATTTGCAGACGATGAGGACGAGTTTTGTAGCATTTCGCCAGAGGACATCTGCGATGGGTGCGGTCAATGCGAGGTTGACGAGGACAATGACATTTGCGAACTACACCTTGAACTTGCGTTCTTAAGTGGAAAAGTTGCAGCCTACGAGTACGTTTTAGCTGATAAAACGGTGGTTTAGCGTGTTGTGCTGCGAGTGTTTGGGGTAAAAGGGGGTGGTTTAACCGTGAACTTATCATTTTCAGACCATCAGCAGGAATATCTTAGAAATGCTACTAAAAAAATAAATTTGGCTGGAGGGGCAAGAAGAACGGGCAAATAACCTACCTAAACAGATTTTTAATCCCTAAACGTATTCGTGAAAGAATTGATTTAGAGGGTGAAGTATTTTTATTAGGACACACAAAACAAACATTAACAACTAACATAATACGTCCGCTACAACAAATGTACGGCAAGGCTTTAGTTTCTGAAATTAACTCAAAAAATGAAGCAAGAATGTTCGGACAAATAGTTACTTGTTTTGGAACAAACAATATAAAACAAGCGTTAAAAGTTAAAGGTGCAGGTATTAAGTATCTAAATCTTGATGAATTGGCTACATTCCCAGAGGAAGTTGTAGTCGAACTGATACCATGCCTTGATAAGCCATATAGCGTTGCAGACGGTACACTAAATCCGCTTTTTCCTACACATCATGTTAAGAAACTAATTGATGATAACCCAAAATATGTTTACTATCAGAAATATACGATATGGGATAATCCATTTTTACCCGAAAATGAAAGAGATTTTATTTTATCTATGTACCCCGTTGGCTCTGTATGGTACAAACGCTACTGTGAGGGTGAATGGGCTGTAGGTTCCGGCATTGTTTTTCCGCTTTTTGCAGAAAACCCCAATAAATTTATAAAACCCGTATTCGATAAAAAAACAGGTCACATTGAAAGATTTGCAGAAATTATCGTAGCTCTTGATTGCGGTGAAAATCGGTCAAATCACGCTCTATCTGCTTCTGGTATAACTAAAAATTGGCGTGGAGTTCATGCTTTAGCAACTGAAAGACATCCTGCTAAAGATACAACACCAGAGCAAATAGAAAAGTTGTTTCTTGATTTTTTAGATAAAATTATGATGACTTATGGGAATGTGCGTTGTGTTTTTTTTGACGGAGCGCAATATATGGGTAATAAATTGAGAATATCTGTAAGAAAAAAATATCCATTATTACAAGTGGCGTATGCTAAAAAACCAGAGGGTATTGAAAGAATACAGGCATTAACAGATTTAATGGCACTTGGCAGATTTCACATGACAGATGATTGTGAATCGTTGGTTGACTCTTTAACTCAATTAGTGTGGCATCCAGATAAACCAGATACTATTCTTGACGATTATAGTACGCCTGTCGATGACTATGACAGTTTCTGCTATACTTTCACGCACAGAATAAAGAATTTTATAAAATAAATTGCATATATATCCATTTTAACTGAATAAATATACACAAGCCACTTGAAAATAGTGGCTTTTTCTATATCTTGTGTTACGAAATTATGAACACAACAAGATATTGTTGACAACAGTTTGCACTATATGATAGAATGACAATGTATAATTGTGTAAATATATATAGTGGGATAGTGATTGCAACACGACAAGCGGTGAATCCTAACACCGTTTCCCACTCAAAACTTTAGGAGTAACTATAGGAGGTTACAATAATGAGTGAGAGAAAAGACTTAACAGGTCAAAGATTTGGCAGATTATTAGTTTTACAATTTGACAAAACAGACAAGCACTATAAGGCTTATTGGTTGTGCAAATGTGATTGTGGAAACGTTAAATCAATAGCAAGTCGTGGATTACTTTCGGGCAGGATTGTTTCATGTGGATGTTATAAAAGAGAATTAGTTATACAAAGAAGCACAAAACACGGATTTGCAGATTCTCCAATTTACATAGTTTGGAGAAATATGAAAGAACGGTGTTATAATAAAAATAATGACAGCTATGAGCTTTATGGAGCAGTCGGTGTAACAGTATATCAAAATTGGATAAATGATTTTTTGTCTTGGTATGATTATGTTTCTAAGTTAGAAAACTTTGGTAAAGAGGGATATTCAATAGACAGATACCCTAACAAAAGAGGTAATTATGAGCCGGGCAATGTTAGATGGGCAACAGATGAGGAACAAGCAAGAAACCAAAAATTACCAAAACAAAATACGTCGGGATGTGCAGGTGTAGGACTTGTAAAATCCACGCAAAAATGGAGAGTAAGGTTTCCTGTAAATGGCAAAATGAAACAGTTTGGAACTTTTGATACATTTGAGGAAGCATTTTTGAAAAGAAAGCAGTTAGAACTTGAATATTGGGGCGAAATTAGAACTGCGTGATTTTTAGGCGGTGAATAAATGTCGCTGTTGTCGAATATCGTAAGGTGGATTAAAAGCATGATTCCAAAACGTGACGTTGCAAGCGCATTAGATGTAGAGATACTTCTTTCACAAGAGGAAGTTGACGATATTGAATTGTGGAAAAGCCTGTTTTTGGGAGAGGCAAATTGGAATACCCCTCAAGTGCCAAGCCTAAACTTGGCTTATTCTATTTGTGCGGAAATTGCCAGAAATTGCGTTAGCGAATTTGAGTCCGAAATACAAAACAATGAAATGCTTAACGAATGGTATCAAGAGCTGATAAACGGTTTAGGTGCTATTGTAGAGCAAATGGGTGCTGTTGGTAGCGTTTTGTTAAGACCGTATATCGCAGGGGATAAAATAGCAGTTAATGCGGTGGGGGCAGGTAATTATTTTCCTGTACGATATGATGTTTCGGGTGAGTTGTCAGAAGTGGTCGTAGTTGACAGACAACAAATCGGTGAATTGTTTTATACGCTATTATCCCACTTGGATTTTGTAAAAGAGGAAAATGCTGAATACGGAGAATACACCATAATCAATAAAGCGTTTCGGTCAAGTGATAAGAATATGCTTGGTAGTGAAGTGGCTTTATCCGAAGTTGAAGCGTGGAAATATATAGAGCCTACATCTAATTTTCAAACTACAAGAGCGTGGTTTGTAGAATTGATTGCACCGAATAATGAAGCTGTTTTCCATAGAGCCATTGAGCTGATAAGGCTTGCTGATGAACTTGACTCGTTATTAGTGAGAGAGTTTAAAAACGCTCGTAGCCGAATTATTATTGATAAACTAATGGCAGAGGTTGACAGTAGTGGTCGTATCAATGATAGTGGCAGTGATGTGTTTATGGGAATTGACACAGGATTAGGACAAGAACTTAATCCGATTATATTCAATCCCGAAATAAGAGTTGACGCTTATCAGAAACGCAAACAAGAATTATTGCGACAAATTGAAATATCGGTAGGTTTAAGTTTTGGCATACTAAGCGAAACTTCAAGTGTTGAAAAAACAGCAACGGAAATAATGCACGGTAGACAAAGATTTTTCGTGCTTGTAAATACGATACAGAAACAGCTTGAAAAGGTTTTAAGAGAAGCTGTTGTTATATATTCCGAGATAACCCATGCTTATTCACTTGGAAATAGCAATGTTAATAAAGATGATGTGACATTTGTAATAGGCGACAGTATCATGACCACAGAACAAGAACAGTTGGACGCTCTTGACCGTACTGTAAACGCTCTTTTACGTCTGCAAAGCAAGGGTGAAGTACCAACAGGACTTGCGGCAGCTTATATGTACGAAATGTCAAAAGACCTACACAGCATAAATGACGAAATGATAAAAAAAGCTGTTGAACGTGTGAATATGTTTGGTGGTACACAACAACCGCAAGGCAACGATACAAACTTAGACTTCTATGAAGATATGGCTATCGAGTCCGAACTCCATTTTGCAGGGAGTCAGAAACAATGACTTGTAGGGATTGTATGTGGTTTGTAAGTAGTCACAGTATGTTTGGTGAAAACGTCTGCACAAATCCCGAAAGCCAATTTTGCACAGAACAAATTAGCGAAGATATGATGTGTACTGAATTTGAAGCCAAAGGAGATTAAAATAATGACAATCCCCAAAAATTTAAACAGTAGCCAAAAGAAGTTTATCGAAGAAATCCTTAACGGTAACAAAGATTTTGAAACACTTGGCAAGATTCCGATACCCATGACGGTGATACAAAGATTGCTTGACGAAAAATATATTACAAAAAAAGAAGCGGACTTCTTGCGTTCTTATCGGCACGAAACCGTAATGCCGACATCGGCTGTTAAACCCGAAAAAGCTGAAGTGTCACCAGAGCCAAAAGAATCGCCTGTAAGCGTTCCTGATGTTGCCCCTACAAAACATACACCCCCACAGCGAAAAGGCAAGCCAGAGGGCAAAAATAAGCCTAAAAACGAATATCGCACAAGTAGCATAGTTTTACGTCGCAAGCGTGGGAGAAAATAATGTACGAGTTAACGGTAAATGATATTCTGATAAAGATAAACGTAAGTGACAGAAATATAAGTCGTGTCGATGTAACTCCGATTTATAGAATGACACAAAATTATGCGTTTATTCAGTTTACGTTTAGCGAACATTGGAGCAATTTAACTCCTGCGATAATTTTAAAACATAATTATGCAGTAGGTCATTATTTTCTTGACGAAAATGGAATTATGCCTATTCCGAATGAAATGCTACAAGAAGTCGGCACAATTGAAGTTTCCGTCATGGCGGGCAATTTACGCACAATAAATTCTACATTCATATCCGTAGTTGAAAGTGGTTTTGCGGAAGAATCACCCCCGAAACCACCTCTTGCAACTCATGTGTATGTTAAGACTCCGAATAATTCTACGCCTATAATTCGAGAAGATTTAAGAACTACTCCTGATGGAATAACATATAATGTGTTTCAATATTTTTCTACGGAATTAAACGATTATGTTGATGTAGCTTCAAGAGAAATATTAACGGTGGAGGTATTCTGATATGATATTCAGTATTGCATATAGAAAAACTCCAGATGTTGAAGTTCCTATACAACATGGGCGTATACTTTTCGATTATGTTGATGGATTTGTTTCTATAGATGATGAAGATGAACGTAATATAATCGCTGAATTAAACAAAGGTGCAGGTGGCACAAACGATGCTCGTGAAGTTTTCATGGGTGGAGATAGCTTTATAGTAACAAATCCGTATGCTGGAATACCTTTAGGCACAGAAATTAAAAGTGAAAGAGATTTGTATTCAATATTAAGATTTATATTAAGACCTATTGAACCACCAGTATATATTAAACCAACTTTATCGCTTACAGGAACAGTCCCTTTTTCAAGAGAAATAGGTGAGAATATAACGACAACTTTTACGCCTACATTTACTCAAAATGATGGTGGTGCTTTAGAACAATATAGATTAGTAAGAAATGCAATAAATATACACACTGGAACAAGTGCTGTACCAATAACAGAAACATTCCAGTTGACTGAAAATAGAAATTATTTTGCACAAGCTGATTTTGCACAAGGCGAAATCAAAGAAGATAGTGCAGGTGAACCAGATGATACAGGACGTATTGAAGCAGGAACGGTTACAAGCAATACGGTTTCATATACGCCATTCCGCAGAGCGTTTTATTCCGCTTTATTTACACCACAGTTTCCAACTGATTCAGATAGCGTAAGAGCGTTATCGCAAAGTTTGGATAATCCCCAAAATGGAACTCAGATAACAGTTGAAGTAAACGCAGGTCAAAGAGGGTTAGTGTTCTGTTATCCACAGTCTTTAAGACCACCAAGCAGTATAATTCAAGTGTCTTTGGGGTTAAATGTGACATCTTGGTTCACGGAAATTGCTGTGCCTGTGCGTGGTGCAAATGGATTTACAGCAGTTATGTATAGAGTTCTATATTTAATACCAGAATTTCCCTACGCAAGTTCGGAAGTGTTCAGATTGACGATTTAAGGAGAATATGATATGTCAGTTAATGCAATAAACGTAGCAGGTCAATTTAAAAGATTATTTAGAGGAAATTTAGACCCAGACGTAACGTTTAACAATATGGCTTTGTTTGAAAGTTATCTTGCAACAGGTGCGGCTTATGTCGGACAAATAGTCAGTGTTCGTACTGCTGAAAACACACCTTTGGTCTTTATCATAAACGAGGATTTTACTTATTCACCTATAAGTGGTGATACAGAAGATATAGATACTGCGATAAATGCTCATAATATATCAGAATTATCTCATGCAGATATAAGGGCAAAATTAGGTGAATTAGCTGATAGAATAGACGGAATCGCAGAACTTGGTCAATATGCAGGAACTTTCAATACAAAAGCGGACTTACCCACAAATAAATCTGCATGGAAAAGCATATCTGTAAATGATTTCGCTTATGTTCGTGTTGACGAAACGCAAAACGGAAATTATACAAGATACGTTGTAAAAGAAATAAATGCTACTTCTGGTGCTATAACATGGGATTTAAACCGTGTTTGGCAGGCAGGTGAAGTTGGGGGCAGTTTTGATGATATTATATCTGGGGCGACTATTCCAGTTACTAATGCAAATTTAGGGTTAGCAAGCGGAACTGTAATATCTGATACAGATACCCTATTGGCAACAATGCGTAAAATATTAAACCCTCGTGTTCCTGCAAAATATACAGCACCTACTTTGTCGCTTAGTGGTACTGCTCCGCTTGCAAGAGAAATAGGGGAAAATATCACACCTACACTAACGCCTGATTGGAACGCAGGGGATAGTGGTGGGGCAACAGGATATAGGGTTACTCGTGATGGAACAAACATTTATACAGGTGCTACTCCGATTGCTCACTCCGATACAACTTTTCAACTGACTACTAACAGAACATATCAAGCTATTGTTGATTTTGCTCAAGGAGCGGTTAAAGACGACAGTGAGGGAAACCCAGACCCGGTTGGAAGAATTGAAGCAGGTTCGATTACATCAAATAACGTAACATACACTCCACAACGCAGGTCTTTTTGGGGTGTATTGGCAGACGGAACTATACCTAACAATTCAGCGTTTATTCGTGCTTTAGCAAGCAGTCAATTAAATGTTGGTGAGAATTTTCAAATGATTGCAGAAGTGCCTACAGGTGGTCGTGGTGTTGTATTCGCATATCCAAGCAGTTTAAGGTTTCCAACAAGCATTGTTCAAGCAGGTCTTGGAAGTGATGTGAAGTCATTGTTTACTGAAATTATAGTTTCTGTTCAAGGAGCAAATGGATTTACCGCCGTTGATTATAGAATACTTTATTTACTTCCCGAGTTTCCGTTTATTTCAAATGAGCGTTTTACACTGACAATATAGGAGTTAGTTATGTCAACTATTAATCAAGCAGGTAGCTTTAAAAGATTAAATAGACGACCACTTGATGTTTCAAGCACATTTGAAAATGAAGCAATGCTTGATAATTATTTGCTTGTAGGTGAAGCATTTAACGGACAAGTTGTTTCCGTTGTTGGAAATCCTCCGAAAGTTTATAAAATCGGATATGACGGAACAAAATTTGTTAAGTTTCCTGTTGATGGTGATGGTGGAACAGGTGGCGTTTTCGACCCACAGCAAGTAAGAGACACTACGTTTAGTTTAGCTACTCCAACCGCAGATAGTGCAGCACCTGCGGCTACAACAAACGTAACATTACTAAACACACTTCAAAGTATTTGGAATAAAATGTTGCACCTGTTCAATACAAGATTACGTTTTGACGCTGCTCAAACATTAACATCCGAACAAGCAGGTCGAGTTTTACAAAACATATCAACACCGACAACAGCACCAACAACAACACAACTACCACAAGCAAACCGTGACCGCTTAAAGTTGTGGATTAACGCTCAAGATATATGGTATGGCACAAGCAACACAGCAGCAGGAACACAAGACAAAGCGTCTACGATTACAGGCTTCGTCCGTGTTGGCAATCCGAGAGTGACAATACGGTTAACAGTAGCAAACACACACGCAACACCGAGATTGAACGTCACAACTACAGGTGCTGCTGAAATACGTTGGAATGGTCAACCGATAATAGCGTCTTTGTTAACTGTTGGCGATTGGGATTTCCAATGGGATGGTACTTATTGGAATTGGTTGAATTACCCTGCGGCAGTACCTACAATGAAACCGTTTGATGGTAGTCCTGCTGTTATTAAGATGGATATGCCGTCAATGCGTGGTCGTTTTCAAGACAGAAGTTTAGCGGCAGGTGTTGACGAGGCAATAACACCAGTTTTTGAATCGGGCATAAATATGGTAGATGGTACGTTTTTAATAGCACCCGAAAAGGGTACTTATGTTTTATCAACTAGAAGATTTTTGTTTGCACCAACTACGGCAGGTAATGTTCATGTTATGGTGTTGGCAAGCACAGAAAGCATAACAACTATTTCCGAAAAATCTCGACATTTCAGACATGATGTTAGTGCAGCTAATGCGGGTTCTTTTATGTCGATAGTATACGTTGAAGATTTAAAACAAGGTGAGCGCATACGTGTTCAAATCAATAGCGCAATCGCAAGAACTTCAATAACCCCTACATCGCCCCCTTTAAGCTTTTTATTCCGCAGAATAGCATAGGAGATATTTATGAACATACACGAATTACCACTAGGCATAGCATTAGACCATGAGGGAAACCCCTATGCCCCCGTGACTGCTACCAACGGTGTGTTTGGTAAAGACGGTGAAAACCTTGACATCATACTAGGCAGAGCAGGATTGATGGGGTTGCCGTACTGTGAGGGGAATTATGCGAGTAGAAGCGTAACGGCAGTCGCCAGTTTAGAAACATTTACTGACCTTACTCCTGTTTTTGAAAAAGGAACAAACCTTATAAATGGTGTATACTTAACTGTTTCAAATAAGGGAACATGGGCATTATTTATAGGAGCGGGAAATAAAAATGTTGTAAGTAATGAAAGTATTCGGATTCAACTGTATAGAGGAGCTGAAATATTAAAAACGTGGAATAATAAAGGTATGAATTTGGGGGTAATTAGTCCTAGCATTTTTGCTGTGTCAGAATGTGAGCAAGGTGATGTTTTTAGCTTTAGCTTTAGTTCAGCGGTTGCTTTGACTCAAACATCTGGAACAGCGTCACAGAGACACGCTTTTTGGTTCGGACAAATAAGTGACGCTACTGTTGGTAGGTCAATAGTTTTTAGGCAATGGTCTGGTGCAAACGGATTGTCTGTTTCGGCACAAGCGCCAACGATATTTACAGACACAAACACTCCTGTTTTGTCAAGAGTTGGTCAAGTTGTTGTAATGGATATTCCTAACGAAAAAGCGGCAGGTGCTATTACAACAGCACAAAATCTATGGACAATTCCTATAGGATTTAGACCTACTGCGACAGCTACATCGGCTATTGTTCCTGCTGCTGCAAACTTGAGATTACAAGTGAGCGAAGCAAGCGGAACTGCAAGAAGTACAGTAAGACCAACAGTTAATATCGCAAGTGCAAATAACGACATTCGCACATCTATGACATGGATTACTAACGATAGTATGCCATAAGGAGGAAAATCATGGCAAGAAAACAACTATATTACGAAGAACTTAACGGCGACATCTGGACTAAGTTTGACGAAAACAATCAGATGATTATTGAAGCAGACCAACTTGAAGCTGTCTTGGAATCGTTTGAGGAGCGTATCACAGAGGGTAGGTTAATCAATCTTAAAATCGTTGACATACCCGATGTACCATCAGAGCAACGTGCAAACGCATACGCTACCATGTACTTTGATGATTTAGGTGGCACGATAGACCAAGCGGCTATTAAGATAATCAATTACGAGGAAGTTGACGAAAACCCTCAAGCGGCACAAGAATTGAGAGTTGCAAGCAGGAAACACAGAAAAGAAATTAGGGAGATGTTTCCCGATAAAAATTAGTTGATTAACACTATATCATGTGGTATAGTGGTGATTATAGAACTACATATTGTCGGACACGACATAAAACATGGAATATAGCTGACGAGCGTTTAAATACGGAAAGGAATACCATGAGCGAACAAGCTACACAAACAACTGTACAACCTGTACAGGCTACAACGCCACAAGTGGGCGGTACACAGGCGACACCTGTTATAAATGTTCAAACACCCGTTGATACAAATGCGATAGTATCACAAGCAGAACAAAAAGCCATTGAAGCAGCCGAAAAAAAGATGATGGGTGTATTTAAGTCAATGCTTGAACAAAGCGGACTTGACCCCGAAACTATCAATAAAATGGCTACCGAATGGAAAGAAAAACAAATCACACCTGATATGATAATCCAAGAAAAGGATAAAAGAATTGCTGAATTGGAAGATTATAAATCTACTAACGAAAAGCACAAAATTGTCCAATCATATCAAGTGACTGACCCTGAGGATATTGAGATTTATTCTATACGCATTGATAAACTTGTAACAAAAGAAAAAGATTTTGCTACAACTGCTAAAGAATATTTTGAAAAAAATCCTTATAAAAAAGATGATGTAGAAACTAAACCAGAACCGCCTAAGGGTGCTTTGTATGTAGGTGGTACAAATTCAAAAAACAACGTAAAGAAGCCTACTAATTATACACAAGCATTATTCGGGCGGCACTCTTAATTCAGAAAGGATTATAAGAAATGCCACAAGAAACTTTTACATCCCATCCTCAGTATGGTGGGTTGTTACACCCCGAATTTATAGCAGGGGTAATTGAAAACACAATGAGGGAATCTGTTGTTCTCTCTAACTTCACTCGTATGCGTAACATGATAGCAAGGGAAACTTGGCTTGATGTTCGTAGCGAATTGCCTTCTGCGTTTGCAGTTGATGGTTACAACGAGGGTGGAGCAGTCCCGTCAGTAAAAACAAACACAAAGAAAGTTACCACACAAAAGTTTGAGCCACGTTTACTTAAAGCTGGCGAATTTGCCGCTATTAAAGTATTCCGTGACGCTGATTTAGCAGACGCTCTCGCTAATGGCTATGATGTTATCGGTGGTGACATTCCTGTATTCGCTTCACAATTTGGTCGTGCGATTGACCGTGCAATCATTTTTGGAGTAGATAAGCCTGTTGAGTGGGCAGACATTGATTCACTCTGGCTTAGAGCAAGCACCAACGGTCTTGTAGTAACACCGACAGCTAACAATTATGTTGACTTATTCGGTGTTGGCGGTGTAATGGAAAAAATCGAACTTACCGATTACGCTCCGACAGGACTTGTATCTGCTGTTCAAATGAGAGCAAGATTACAAGGCATGGTCGATGGTGACGGTAGACCGATTTTTGCACCCAACGCTACACTTCAAGAGGGTACACCTTTTGCACTTGGCGGTTTTCCGCTTTGGTTTGTGCGTAACGGTTCATGGGATTATACAAAAGCTTCAATGCTTATGGCTGACTTCACACGTCTTGTATATTCAATTCGTGAGGAAATCACCTACAGAACGACTCGTGACGGTATCATTGTTGACGGTGCAGGGAAATCACATAATCTTGCACAAGAAAACAAAACAGCCCTTATCTTACACATGAGATTAGGCTGGCAGGTACTCGACCCCGTAACACAAATGAGCAATAATCCTGTACCGTTTGCGTTTTTGGGTGTAGCTGCGCCCACGACTCCATAAGTAACTAACAAAACATAACTCTGCTGAGTGTCGGCAGTACACGATACTCAGCAGATACAAACAATAATCTTGAAAGGTGATTATCATGGCATACGTTCCGTTCATTTCATATCAATTTTATACTGAAATGTACATGGCAGGTATGGATAATCCACCTATCACAAGAAACGCATGGGGGCATTTTGAATCTCAAGCATGGGCGGTTGTTAACAAGAGGAATGTTCCATTAGATGAATTGCGTATTGATAATGGTGACTTTCCCTTATATCTAAAGATGTGCGTTGCAAGATTGGCGACCATTCAATTTGAAAAAAGTAATGCTCCAAAAGCAGGTGACGTTACAAGCGAAAAAGCGTTTAGTTACTCATATACGCTAAAAGATGTAACTGATAAAGCTGAATATGAAAAGCAAATAAGAGACGCAATCGGTGTATATTTGGCGTTTACTCCGCTTCATAACTTGCTTGTACACGCAGGTATATAACCATGAGCGGACGTTATCGCAGACCTGTAACAGTTTTAATACGATGGGTACATAAAACCACAGGACTCATTAAGTTAATCCCACGCATTTTACCCGAAACGGTATTTACATCAGAACGTGAATCAACAGCTATCAGAACAGGTGTTATTTTAAATCAAGCTAACTTATACATGATATTTGACACACCACAGCTAACTTTTATACCCTATCACGAATGGTTAGCGAAACCAGAGGATGAACTTGACGGTTTTTGGTCTTTACAAGTAGGTGGTAGTACAAATACTGTTATAATACCACAAGCTGTTCAACTTGAAATACCCGCAGGTACAAATGCAGAGATTACCAACATAGAACGTGATATTATCACACAGAATGTACCAAGTGGCAGACGGTTTGATTGGATAGATGGGTCAACTCGCATTGCAGGTTACGAAAATCACCAATTCGATGTTTCGCCGAAAGCAAGTCACATTTTGATTAGGGCGTAGATATGAAAATCACATTTCAAACTGAAATTGAAATAGATAACATTTTACCGAGTTTACAAGAGCGTTTTGGCATACAATCACCTGCACAAAAAGCGTGGGATGAAAAAGTCTGGTATGCTATGGAAAAATATGTTCCGTTTGAGTATGGTGATTTCCTAAATCACAATCGGTCATTAAACGACCCGAATCAGTTTGGTACAGGCGAACTCATATTTGAAGCAGACCCCGAAAGCGGTTATCCGTATCAAGCGGTCTGGCTTTGGACAGGTAGAAGTTTGTTTGGTGAAAGATTTATACAGCGATATACAAATCCGTTATCAAATGCATATTGGTCAAATAATATAATAGCGAATGATATGCCTGTATTGACCGCAGAATTTGAACAGCACATAAACAGTGGGGTAGTATAATGCCAAGCCGAATAGAACAAATACACGCTTTTTTGTTATCATGCCCTGTACCTGTTTGGCAAGGTGAATGTATAGACATTCTTGACACCATTGATATTGACCCTGCAAGAGAAACAAGCGGAAACATGATAATCCCTGTTGGTGAAAACATTGTAACAAGGCAAACAAATGTGCGTGATGAATTGGTATTTTTGCGTAAACGTGCTAATTATAATCTTATATTCCGCAGACCTGCGGAATTGGACGATGAAAGATTTTATATAGCGGTAGCATTGCCGAGATTCTTAGATTGGATAAACAAATCTGATAGCGACCGCAATACACCAAACGCAAATCCATTATTACCAAAATTCAGTGATACAAGCTATGAAATCATGAGTGCAAATGGTGGTTATCCGTCACTTGCATTAGAAATAAGTGGAATACGGTTGCGAGAGTACCTTATCAGCTTACATTTTGATTTTGATATTACTTAGAAATTAGCTGTATGTACTGATACAGTTGATGATATAAACAAAAATACTAAGACAAGGAGAATATAATAATGAGTGGTATTGGCGAAATTGGTGCTAACAGCCAATTACTGAACCCCTTTCCGGGCGACCCTAAGTCAACCAGAAGTTGGTTCAGACAATATTTAATACTTACTGTAGGTACTGCAAAGCGCACGTATGCTTTAATGAGGGATAATACAGACGCTTCCGCAGAACCCGATTGGGAAGAAACCGATGAAATGAACGTGCGTGAGGAAATGACATCTTCAAACGTTATGACTGCGGTTACTGTAGATGTTGACAAGTACATTGCAAGAGCGGGAGACCCCCTCACACATCAATTGCTTGATATGTACTTCAAGCGTAAAGGTCTTGACGATATTCAAGCACAATATGGTGAGGTGTACCTTGAAAAGCTTGGTGACGCTCCGATGAAAGTAATGTTTGCAAACGTGCAAGATTGCGTTCTTTTGATACAAGGTATCGGTGGAGAGTCAACTGACGGTGTAGACATTCCGTTTACGCTTAAAATCACAGGCACACCCACAGACGCAAATCCGACAAGCACAACTGCATATCCACGTTTTGATATTCCGACAGAATCATTCCAATTTGCAGCTGCTTAATCAGGCGGTGCGGATATGACTTTAAACGAATATCGTGAAAGCGTAGGATTACCCCTTCTTGGCGGTGAAGTTAAACAAAGAGTTGCAATAGTGACGGACAATGTTGATTCACCCGTTAAGCCAAGTAAAAAGGATAAAAAGTCGTGGTTGCATGACGATTCAGACGTTAAAATAGCAGAGGAAAACTAATTAATCAAACATGGGGGCGGTGATAAATCGCCCCTCAATTTAAAAAGGGAGATAAGGCGATATGAGCAAAAAGGCAAATAAAGGGTTGGAAATGCCACAATTTAAGGTAGTAACACAAGACGAGCGTATACCTATTGAGTACATTGTAAAAAATTCTATTGATGGTGATATTGTAAAGACGTTGTATTTTAATCCTAATGATAAGGGTATATATCAGCACATCTTTGCACTTGAAAATATAAAAGAGGAAAACATTACCGATTTTAATGAAGATAATGAAAATGAAGTTAGCGAAGCTATTAAACGTTTTTCAAGTTTAAGTGAAAAAATAGACTATCATTTTGACAGCATTTTCGGTGATGGTGCGGCAAAATTTGTTTTTAAATATAGCGGAATCGAACAGCAAGGCATTAAAGAACTTTTGGAAACCGTAAGGCAAGCTATGGATTGGTTTAATGAAGTTGCTAAAACCAAAGCTAACTTAGAGGAAATGGAAAATCGGAAAGCGAAAGCCGAACAGGTAAAGGCTGAAAAACAAGCGTTTTTAGCAAACAAATAAAATGTTTGAACTCATAGAGTCTATACAGACTACTATCACCGTTAAAGGTGCGGAAATACCTATAAACGTTGGTGCAGAACAAGCGGTCAAAACACAAGAAGCGTTTAGGCTTGCAAAAGACGGTGAAATGTCAGATTTGACCGCAATATCTATAGCATATGATTTAATGTTAAATCGTGAGTTTGATGTTTTTAACATAGACAAACAGGAAGTAAAAGACGTTTTAGATGAACTTACAGAATATTTTATTAAATACGCCCGTATATCTGAAATAGATAAAGAAAGCAATAAGCCTCCACTAATAAATTGGAGTACCGATATAGTATTGATTCGTGACGCATTATCATTGATACCACCATATAATATTAATCCATTTGAAATTGGCAAAATGAGTTACCCCGAATTAATGCAAAAGATAAGGTTGATTGCAACCGTTGAAGCTCCATATAACCGATTGCTTTACATAAGGTCACTTTATAGAGATAAAAAATTAGACAAAAAAGAATATAAAAATGAGAAAAAAGAAGCTGAATCCGTTTGGGGCATGGATATGGTGCGAATGGTTGACGTACGCAAGTTGAAAGCTGAAAAACAACACGAAGATGAATTTTTGGCAGAAAAAAACCGCATAAGAGCGGAACAAGGATTACCTCCACTTTAATTATCAGCATATTCCCAGATATAGCCACCACCTGTTTTAAAATATTTGCGTTTTTTACAACAACATACTATCTGATTACTGTTTACACCAACATCTAAACTTGCTTGTTTTATTGTATCATACCGTCTTATAAAATTCCCATCTTTATCATATTGATTTACAGCCTTTTTACCTCCCTCTTTTTTGGGAGTCAAGATGTTTCCATTTTCATCGACAAACTTAAAAACAAAAGTTTTATATGTTTTAATAATTCCAAAACAACATGCTCTGATTTTAGTCGCAAATCCATCAACAGATTCCGCAGCTTTATATGAATTTTCATAAATTTCCAATAATTTCATATCTTTATCAAATTTACCAACGGGTTTATACGGTGGTTTTCTTGGGGTAAAAGTACCTATCTTAACAGAATGGTTCTGATTCATAGATGGTGTAACCCATTCTAAATTATCAACATAATTGTTTTGTTTATTACCGTCTTTATGATTTATATGTGGATAATTATTAGGATTAGGAATAAATGCTTGAGCAACAATTCTATGTGCAGGATATGCCCTTTTGTGACCATTATAATTTATAGGCATATGCATATATCCATCTCTTGCTTTCTGTTGTCTTAATACAGTTTTTAAGGGTAATTGATTTCTTGCGTTAGTGTGATGATATGCAATGCGTCTATGATTACCATAGTTTGAAACTTCAAATGAATCCTCAAATCCAACAATGGGTTTCCAAATTTCCATAAATAAATCTCCTTATTTTTGATGGTATTATACCACATATAAACCAAAAAGTCAATGAAAAGTGGTGAAACAGTGGCAGACGGTTCTGTAAAAATTGATGTAAAGCTTGACACAACTGGCATAGACGATGAAATAAATAAACTACAAGACAAGTTGGCTAAAATTGGAAAGTTTGAGCCACCTAAAGTTGTTGTTGGTGCAGAATTAAACACTAAAAGCGTAGAGCAGAGTTTAACAGAAGTACAAAATTCTGCTGATAAAACGTCTGGAATTATAACAGCTGCATTTCAAGGCATGGAAAATGCTTTGACACCTATTCCAAAAACATTAGGCAACATTGGAAATGATATAAAGAAGTTAGAATCACCAATTAATCAAACTACAGATAGCTTTAAAAAGTTAGGTGAAGCATCTACAGCATTTGAGAGAGATGAACAAAAACGAATTGAATTCGCCCGTGAAGAAAATGCGAGAATATTAGAACAACACAGGTTGCGACAAGAATCTACAGGTGCAATTACCGCAGACGTTCAAGCAATCGGTCAACGGTTGGGATTGTTGACGCAAGAGGAACAAAAACAACAATCTTTAACGCAAAAAGAGTTGGAACGTGCTAATGCCCGAAAACAAGCTATGGCAGATATGCAAGCACGACATCAACAAGAAGCACAAGCTGACGCTCAACTTCACGCTGACGCAATGCGGAGAATCGACCATAGAGTAAGTGCTGAAATAAAAGCTTCACAACAAATTGTTAAAGCACTTGAACAAAGAGTAGAAACCAAACCTGTTGAACCTGTTATAACACAAGCATTAAAAAATTCTGTAGATAGCACTACAGAATCTTTGGGTAAAATATCACAAGTATCTCAAGAAGTTAGTGCTAAATCTGTTATGTCGTTTAGTCAAGCTGAAAGTGCTATTAAGCGTACTGAATTGCAAATTGAAAAGCTAAAGAACAGAATGGGTGCGTTAAGGCAGGTTATGGAAAAACCTATAACCGTACCCGAAAAAGTTACTTCAATGAAAGAGGTTGAAGCTATTGAGCAAGCTTCAAAAAATGCAAGACAGGCAAGTACCGAATATGGCAGATTAGAACAAAAACTAAAAGAATTATCCGGCACACTTGGTTTCTATAAAGAACAGCAATCAATGGCAAACAAGGAAAAGTTAAAAGGCGTTGAAGTATCTTTTAGGATGTTCTATGCTTTGAAATTTATTGAAAGAAGCATATCAGCATTTGGAAAAAGAGTAAGACAAGCATTTGGCAATGCTGTTAGATTTACAGGTAGGCTTATAAAAAATCTATTTACTGTAAATCGTAGTATGAAACAAACTACAAGAGAAACAAATAAAGCAAATAGTGCATTTGGCAAGCTAAACGCTCGTCTGATTGGTTTAGCTGTTACTGCTATGGTGTTTAATCAAATACGCAGAAAACTAAGGGAATATGTGCGGTATGTAAATGAAGCCTTGATGGTTACAACAGAATTTAGGTCGGCTTTGGCATTGCTTAAAGGCTCTGCATTAACCGCATTTCAACCATTTTTTGAAGTAATAGTACCTATTTTATTGCACTTTGTAAATTTACTTGCTAAAGCAATGCAATATTTAGCTGTAATGGCTTCTTACTTTTTCAAATTAGACCCTAACATAATGAAGAAAAACGCAAAAGCAATGTGGGAAAATGTTAAAGCTTCTAAAGCGGGTGCAAAAGCATTAGAACGATTTTTAGCACCATTTGATGAATTGATTGTAGTTAGTTCAAAAGCAGAAGATACGGATATGTCTGATTTGATTCCCGATTTTGATTTTGAATTACCCGAAGTTCCCGAATGGTTTAAAAAGCTATTAGATTGGCTTGAGCCTTTATGGGATGCATTAAAAAATATGGCTCAAGAATTTTGGAACTCATTAGTACGCATGTGGGAGCGTCACGGTGAAGCTATTGTAGAAGCTTGGAAACGTGCAATGACGACAGTAAGAGATTTACTGATTGACGTTATGAATGATTTGGCAAGGCTATTTGCGTCTGCTACTTGGGATAAGTTTTTAGATGAAGTAGCAAGAACATTGATATTGATTGCTGATTTGATTCATTATATAGGTGACGCATTTAGAAAAGCTTGGAATGAAAACGACAGAGGATATAACATGCTTTTGGCTATCACAAGAGCAATGACTTCTATCTTGGGATTTGCTAACGATATAGGTGAAGCGTTTATTAAAGCTTGGAATGAAAATGAACGTGGTGTGCGTATATTTGCATTTATACTTCAAATAATAACAAATATTGCTAATTTTGTTGAGAATTTGGTTGAGCGATTTAGAGTAGCGTGGAATGAAAATGAATTAGGTGTGAGAATTTGGGGGCATATCCTTGATTTATTGCTTTTAGTATTAGGGTTTATCGACAGGATTACAAAATCTACTGCTGAATGGGCGAAAACACTTAATGCAAGTCCATTATTGGAAAGTGTTGAAAGATTGCTTATAGCATTTAATAAATTGGCTACTGTTATTTTAGATAGCCTTGCTGACGCATGGGAAAATACTTTATTGCCTATGTTTACAAAATTAGCTGAAACAACACTACCTGCTGTAATAGATTGGATTGCAAACGCATTTGAAAGATTAGCGGAGTGGATAAAAGAAAACGATGTTGATATTGGAAGTTTGATAATGAAAATAAGCACTGCTGTAACTGTATTTGGATTATTGGCAGGTATTATAGTTCCGCTATTAGCAAAAGCAGCTCTGACGGGATTTGCTTTTGCTTTATTAGGTAAAAGTGCTATTGCTTTATTGATACCTTTTGCTAAAATTATTGCTGTAATCGCAGGTATTGTTGCTGTTTTCCTGATTGTAAAAAAAGCAATAGATGATGGGATTATTGATTTTGAAAACTTAAAAATGGTGCTTAACGTTTTATGGGAAGTTGTAAAAGGCGTATTTAGAGGTATCGTTGCTGCTGTAAAGGGTGCATTTAATCTTATAATGGATATTCTTGAACCATTTTTATATCTTTTAGGTGGAATTATTGATTTTCTTGTCGGTGTATTTACAGGCGATTGGGAAACTGCATGGCAGGGCATAGGGAAAATCGTAGTAGGAATCGTTGATTATATCGTAACAACAATGTTAGAGCTTCCGTTTATAATTATGGAAATCGGGTGGGATATAATCAACGGATTATTTGGTGGGATTTTAGACGGTATGCCGAATCCGTTTACTTGGATAAGAGAAAATATATTTGCTCCTATTATAGACGCTTTAAAAGGTTTATTTGGCATAAAATCACCGTCTACTGTAATGGCTGAAATTGGTGGATGGATAATTGAGGGTATGCTTGAGGGTATTTCAAAATTAATAGAAAATGTAATCAAATTGTTTACTGATATTTGGAATGGAATTACAGACGTATTTAAAAATGTCGGAGAATGGTTTACAGATAAATTCAAAAGTGCAAAAGATGGTGTTGAAAAAGCATGGAGTGGCACAAAACAATTCTTTACAAATCGTTGGAATGACGTAAAAGACGCATTTAGCAATGCCAGAGAATGGTTTACTGAAACTGGCAGAGCTACAATTACTAATATGTCAAATGCAATGACAAAAGCAAAATCAACGGTTGTTAATGCTGCACAAACTATAGGCAATAGTGTACAAAACTTCTTTAGCGGTCTTGTAAATAACATGAAAACAATCGGCTCTAACTTAATGAGCGGATTAGCAAACGGTATTTCAAGCATGGCAAGTGCAGTGTTTAATGTTGTTAGCAATATAGCAAGTTCTGTTATTAATACGGTAAGTGGCATATTCGGTGTAAAATCACCCTCCGTAGTATTTGCTAAAATAGGTCAATTTTTAATGCAAGGCTTGTTTAAGGGCATGGAAGATGAAGAAGATTCACCGATAATGGCTATAGAGCATATGCTTGATTCATGGCGTGATTTATTCAAAGGCTTTGTAGATGATGTTCTCGTTGAAATAAATCGCCTGTACGAAGCTTTAACAGCTATAAGCGATATTCAACTCAAGTTACCCGAAATGCCCAGAGGAGGGCTTATAAGCGGTTCTACGATAAGTGCATTAGTTGAAAAAGGTCGAACAATGGGTGGCGAGTACGGTGGTGCAGTTGATTTTGACAGCAAAAGGCTTGATGATTTATATGCGGAACAACAAACTACAAATAGTTTACTTGAAGAATTGATTGACGCTATAATGAATCAAGAAATGGCAGGGTACTTTAACGAAAAGTTACTGCTTAGAATAATCCGTAATGGTATCAACGATTCATCTTTACAAGCGGGTAAGGTGGTGTTTAAAACATGACGTTGTTATTGGTAAACGGTCAAGACTTTTCAGATTTAATATTCAGAGAAAACTATAACTTTGTCACAGAGGATTTGCACGCAGAGGGCAGTGGTAGAAACCCTCTTGACGGATTAATGGAATTTACTATTATCGGTACTAAGCATAGGGTTGAATTACAATTCCCTAAAAGCCATAAAATGAGTGCAAGGTTTAGACAATTTGCAAATGCTGTGTCTGCTAATGGCAGAGTGAATACTTATACAGCATACAACACATACACAGGTGGTATGGTAAATTTTACAGGTTATATAAATAAGCGTGAAGCAAGGTTGATAAGTGTAAAGCGTGGTGCGTGGGTACACGGTGCGCAAATCAATATAATAGAGATGTAATATTAATGGAAAACTTTAACGAAATATTCCCCATAACAAGGTCATTTGCGGTAAAGTCTAAAGACATGGAACTTGAGCCTTTGCCGATATTGCCATTTCCCGAATTGGAGTTGCCTTATTTGCCCTTGATGGTATTGCCAACTGAGCCTATGCCTCCTGTTAGACCGAAACCGCCCCAACCGCCTATGATTCCGCCAGATGGGATTTTACCTTTGCCTAGCGATTGGGTTTCGATTGTTGCGACAAGGGTTCAAGATTATGCGATTTATTTTCCTACTCTTGCCAACAATGCTATTTATGCATATAATAATGCACTTCAAAGAATTGATTTAAATCCTATAGTATATCGTGCAAGTGTTGCAACAGAAACATCGGATGCTCGTCATTGTGTAGTTGTAACACTCGGGGGTTTAGTTGTATATAATAATGTGCTACAAAAACAAATATTACCAACCATGCCTTTTCATGGAACTTTGCGAACAGCGTCATACGTAGGAAATTATGTAATTTTTGCAGATGTTACTGGAGTGCCTAGAAGTTACGTATCAGCAATAACAAAAGAATTTCAATATGTTGGGAGTGAATTAGCGTCTTTTTATACTGGGATGATGGAGTCTGATTCTTTTAATAATCATGCAATAATTTTTGGGAGAAGCTCCAACACTTCTTTACATGTACAAGCATTTGATGAGTCTTTGCAAAGGACATTCTCACATATTGTGACTGGAATAACAGGCGGAGCTTTAGACACGACAACTACAACAGTGCAAGAATATTTATTGTTTGATAGACCAACGGGTCAACTCAGCGGGGATATTTTTTCGATAAATAAATCATTTCAAATAGATACGTTACCACGTATTGTGGGATTCGGTAGTATAATTGGGTCAGCAACGAATATATTGCGTGAAGATTTAGCGATTATTGCTGGTCTGTATAGCAATTCCGCTATAAATTCAAGTCTTTTTTTCAATCTTCTAGGAAAGTCAATTCCTGACATATTTAATTCTAAAGCGTCTTCGGTTGGCAACTTTATGCTATTTGCTATAGGTCAACATATAGTCGCATATAATACTAGATTAGAGAATTTTTCATCATTATCAGCTGCATTAGTCGTTACTTTTCATAGTATCGCAAGATATTATATCAGTCTTATATTGTTTGAGGGTAATGTTGAAACTGCACCTTTTATGGTTATTGATACTTATGGATGGTCGCTCTCAGGCAATGTATCCCCAAATACAAGACTATCTGGAACTCATTCAAGGTCAAGAGAACTTTCAATGGATAATGCAGATATAAACAATACTAGTCTGAAAGTAATTGTTAGAACAAATGGGGAAATCAACGGAATATCAGAATTTGAAACTTATATTTATAATTAAGGAGAAAAATAAACATGGCAAGATATGCAATTTGGAACAAACAAGACGACATAATAACAATTGGAAGAACCCCTGACGTAATAAATCCAATGACAGGCGAAATAGTGCGAAAGGGTCAAAGTAGATGGACTGCGGAAGAATATTTTGAAATGCACCCGTGGATAACTGCACCTAATTCAAAAGCGGTCATTGGTGGTGGAGCAATAAACGGAACTATTTTCACTGAGTATAATTCATTTGTTGAAATGTATGTACGTATGGGGTTAGAGTTAGAAGATGGAATGTCAGACCGTGAAGTTCTTGACGTTATCGAAGAATTTGAAAGCAGACCGCAAGAAGTGCCACCTACATCAGAAGAACGAATTGCGGCAGCGTTGGAATTTTTGTGCGTTATGGAAATAATCAATTCAATGGAGGGCAACTAAAATGACAGAAGCTATTGCAAAAAGAAATTATGAAGCAGGTTTGTGGACTGAATACCAATTAAAACTTGCTGTAAAAGCACAAATTATAACTGCTGAAAATTATTTTAATATTACAGGCAAGGAATATTCTGAATAATGCAAACTCTTTGAAATGGGTAAAATTAAATGCGTGAAGTAAGCCAAAAATTTAATGATTTATATAATAAGCGTGGCAGGTTTGAATACGCTTTAGTTTTTGGCGGTAAGGTTGTTTTTTCATCTGACTTTGCAGATTCGCCTAATTGGATAGATGGGTTCTCAGATGGTGAAGAATTTTGTATTGGCAATGCTTTTATGGGTAGCTTTAACTGCGTTTTAAAAGAATCAGCAACCGTTCCGAATGTAGGTGAAATAATTGGCGTTTATATGCGGATTGTTGTGGATTATGACATAGACAAAACACCAGAATTGATAGATGTAACCTTTACTGCAAGAGCTGTTTCGGAAGAAATGTCTCCTGCTATAGAACCTATGAGCGTGGATTTTACGTCATTTTCGGCAACAACGACAAACGTAAATGATGAATTTGAAAATGTTTCAGAATGGGTATTAATCGGCACATATCGTGTAATGGAAGTAACACACGACCATAAAACACGTAGAATAAGTATAAAGTGTTTTGATTTTATGTGGTATTTGGAAAACACGTCTTTTATCCGTGGTGAAACAGTTACATTTCCAATGACATATGCTAACGCTGTTGAACGCATAAAACGCATTACAGGTGTGCCGATTGATGATATGCTTAATACAACTCATATTATAGACAACGTGCCAGATGATATGAGCTGTCGTTTGGTTTTATCTTTTATGCTGATAACTATAGGTGCTAACGCACGTTGTAAACCCGATGGGATGATAACAGGGTGGGGTATAATGCACGATATAGCACCACCTAACAGACAATTCACACCCGATGAACCTATACTGATTTCCGAATGGGATTATGATGTAATTGAAACTGAACACCCTCCGATAACTGGATTGCGTATAAGTAATCGTGGCGGAAATGTATTCTTTTCAGGGAATGCTACGGGTTACATATTGGACGTTCACGTACCGTGGCTAAGAGGTCAAGCAGCGGTTGACGAAACTTTAAGTTACATTCGTGGCTATGTTAATATGCCTATACTTATCGGAAACAGCCTTGTAAACCCTGCGATACAGCCGTGGGATAAAGTTATAGGGCGTGTATCTGGAGAAGTATATAGGGTTACTTATTTAGACGTACATGCAGGTGCAATGCCACGTACCGATTGTCAAAACGGGGTTTGGGAACAATTTGAACACCCAGGCGCAGAATCGGAACGTATGGTAGGTGGTGGCTTTGGCGGTGGCGTAATACAACTTCCACACTTGCCTACACCGCAACTGATTAGCACATGGCATGACGGAGATACAGTTGTTGTATATGACACACGTTATCCGTGGGATGGTCATGGCGCACCACCTCCTGTTGATTGCCCCGGTGGTGGTGGCGGCGGAATAACAAACCCTGCTGATTTGATATCTTTAGAAGATGGAAACGCTATTGTTATAAGCACACAAGATGGTCGTTTATTTGTATCTGAAACTTTTGGCATAAGAGAATGGGCAGACATTTTAAATAAACCGTCAACTATTATGAATATAGACTCAATATTAGCTGATTTGCAAAGACAGATTGATAATATCGGCTATATATCGCCAACTTTAATTGATGTAACATTTATAGCAGAAGTCATTTTAGAAGATGATGTAATTTCTCACATTGAAATTATTTTCGATAGGGTTGTACATGGATTTAACCTAAGTCATGTTGATATAATACCGTTAACTGGAAACGCTACAAAACAAGCGTTGTCGGGGATTGGCACAACTTATAGACTTGATATTAATGTGGTTTCTGTGGGAACGATTAGGCTTGTTTTATCTAATTTTAGTGAGTTTAGGGTAACTACACCACATGTTGTTTTAAATTTGAAAGTGCCTGTATTGGTTCTTGTTGTTCCTCAAATGACAAGTAATACTTTACCTGTTCCGTTTGTTGCGAGTGCAAGCAGTGCTGAAACTTCTGGAACTTATAGATATTTTCCGTTTAAAGCATTTGATAGGTGGTTAGGCAGAACATCACCATTAAATCTTAATGATGGATGGTCTAGTACATTAAATTTTTCACCAAGTACGGGAATAGGTAATGCATGGTTGCAAATAGATACGGGTGCAATAACTGATGTAAATTTATACAAAGTTCATAATAGACAGGAAATTCCAATTCCTGCGTCAACATATTCCGCAGCTGATTTTACTTTTAGTGGTTCAAACGATGGTGTTAATTGGACTGTGCTTGATACGGTTATAGATAGAGAGCTTTCGCATACGCCTTTAGCTACAGAACACAAATTGTCTTCCACCACTTCATATAGATATTATAGAATAACAATAACCAGAGTACATTTACCAAATTCTGGTTATGTAATGATAGGTCAACTTGAACTATTTAGGTACGAATAATATGACAACACACATTATTATACAATTTGATAGACCAGTTGCAGGATTTACGCTAGACCATATTCAGTTGACTCCCATTACTGGAAGTGCTGATAAAGTTGCTTTAAGCGGTTTTGGCAGTACCTATAGACTTGACGTTACTAACGTTACAGAGGGAACAGCCAAATTAGTTATTTCTAATTTCGGTGGATTTAATGTGACTACACCAGAATTTATTATAACTGTTGAAGAAGAATATATACCACCCAAACCGCCTGTAGAAGCGCCTGTTTTACCAGAGTGGGTAGTTGTTGAAGAAAATAGAACGAACTCTATTGTTAATATAGCATTTAATAATGGTATATTTTTAGCTTCATATAGAGCTAAAGACAGCAATCTTGTTACTGTGTTTAGGAGTGAAGATGGGGTTGAGTGGGAAGAAACTGATGGTCAGATTTTACCAATTACAAATCATCGCATTAGAACTATATATTTTGTAAACGATAAGTTTATATTATTTAAAAGTCCGCATTCTCTATGGAGTAAATTAGATAATATTGAAATATCAACCTCTGTAGATGGGATAGTGTGGGAAGATATTAATGTTGATGTCTCTAATGCACACTTACAGCTTTTCAATGAGTATGATATTTATGGCAATAATGAAATATTATTTGAACATTCGTATATAAGTCAGCTTGATAAAAGAGTAGTTAATGTTACAGAAGATGGAATAAATTGGGAAACACATGATTTGAATGTAGATAAAGAGTCGGCTATTTTAACAACTTTTAAAGGGTTTGTTTATAGTGTAGATAGATTTATCGTTCAATATCATTATTATTATGACCCATGGAATGTACATGTAGGTCTTGCCAAATCTTTCGATGGTATTAATTGGGAAACCTCAGAGATTTTTGAAACTTGGCTAGGTTTATATGGAAATTCCGCCTATACATATGGAAACGGATTGTATGCTTATGCGTTTCGTCATTGGGATGAGGGTCAAACACAAATTGCTGTTTACACTTCCAGTGATTTAAAATCATGGGAATATATAAGAGTATCTGGCAATGAAGCGTTTAGCAGTTACGGGGCATTGGATTATGTTTCTCAATTACATTTTGCTGATGGTACGTTTGTGTTGAGCCTTATGGACGAATCGTGGAAATTTACTATATTTGCTACAACTAAAGATTTTAAAACATGGGAAACGTATACAAGTAATGAAATTTTAGATACTTATTTGTCTGCATTCGGAAACAACAGATTTGTTTTTGGTGGTTTAACTAACGATTGGCGTAGAATGGCTTTTGCTGTTTCAAGGTTGTCTTAATGGAATGGACTAATGTTAACAATATAAATTACCCTATAGTGCGTAAGTTTGCAGTTAAGTCTAAATTTACGGATTTAGAACCGTTGCCTGTTTTACCATTTCCAGAGTTGGAGATACCGTATTTGCCTTTAGCTGTATTGCCAACTGAGCCTATGCCTCCTGTTAGACCTAAACCGCCACCATTATTGCCCGAACATCCACCTCTTGTTCCTACTTCAATGGGTATGTCGGCAGCAGGAAGCATCGGAAATTATGCGATTTTTTCAGACCCGTGGGGAATCACATATACTTATGACGAAACATATCAATTGGGAATTATTGATATCCCACAATCATTTAAAAATATTTCTCTTTCTCGCTACGGGGCAACATATTCAGTAGGAAACTATGTTTTGTTTGTTAATCTTCATAATTCAAATAATTCTACATTTTTAGTTCTTGATAATACTTTGCAATCACACATTTTAGAATATGTTACAAATTCAGGCGTACATTACTCACAAGACTATATAGAGTTTAACGAATCCCTGATAGGTGTTGTGTCTGGATTTGGCGGTGGTTTTCCCATAAATTTTGTTAGGTATAATAAATCTTTGCAAAGAGATGTTATTACATCGAGCGTTCCAAGCGTGCCTAGTCTCAGTTTTGTGGCAAGGGGTTTGGCAACAGTAGGAAAATACTTGTTAATGACTACAGCGGCAGGTGCAAGCCAAGCATCTACATTTGCGTTTGACACGAATTTTATAGAAGTTCATGGATATACACCCGATGGATATCCTGCAAGACTTTCTGGTGCGTTTAGAATCATGAATAGTCCTCCGGCTGGTTTTGTAGCTGGACAAGTTGAAAATTACGCAATATTTCCATTTTCTACTAATAGAGCATTTGCTGCGGATGTAGCATTAAATTCTATGTTAATTGAACCATCACGCATTTCATCACATATGGTTGGATTTTTGACAAATCAAGCAATTTTTGCTGACATTGCGTTACAGCGCATAGGGATAAATTCATATACTAATTCGTTACAAAAACGTGATTGGTCTATACTTCAATCGGAAGATGGAAATCAAATATTTTTAATTTCACAGTTTGCTTCTTTTAAAAATAAACACCTCATTTTGTGTTTGGCTAGAGAAATATTACCGTCACATATACAAAAAGTGAGATTATTAATATTTCAAGCAGCAGAAAATGCGCCACATTTAGTATTCTAAAAATAATTATTTACAATATCTATAAAATATGGTAATATTTTTGTGAGACAATATAGAGGGCAGGTAATCAATAATGACGTATGACAGCGATTATGGGGTTGTGGATGTTTTATACGAAGTCACAAAACAAAGTGAAAGTGATTTAATATTCTTTTTCATTATCGCTGTAGCCGCTATCGCCATAATCTTACCATCTCTTTTAATGTATAAAGACCGAAAAGAACGCAGAGTCAGCGATGAAAAAATAGCAGAAATCGAAGCCGAAGCAATAAAAGAAAAAGCTAAAATTGAATCCGAAGCTGCTGAAAAAAGACAGGTAGCTTATTTGCAAAGAGAGGGTCAAGTATTAGAAGTAGTTTCAAACAATACTCAAGTTATATCGGGATTAAACACAATCATAAAGGTTCTTGAAAGGGATATGAGCGAAGTTTTAAGAACTCTCACAAAACTGGAAGATAGAAAGTGAAAAGTAAGAAAAATGCTTTATTAGCTGTTGATGATAACCCGTTTGATTTGAATGCAATTCGTTCAATGTTAGAGCATGACTATAATTTGTATTTAGTCACTAACACAAGCGATATGATTACTGTGCTTGAGAGAGAAAATATAGACCTAATCCTTATGGATATCGTAATGCCTGCAATAGACGGATTTCAAGCGGTTGCAATGCTAAAAAAAAGCAAGTTTGCTGACATCCCTGTAATAATGGTATCTGGACAAACGGATTTTGAAGATGAATACAAAGCATTTGAATGTGGTGCTGTTGACTATATACGAAAACCATTTAAAAAAGAATTATTGATAAGACGAATTGAACTGCATTTAGCATTACACAGAAACAAACATGAAGCTAAAACATTTACAGAGTGCTTGGAGAGTTAACAGTGAATAATATTCATAAATGTTTATATACTTTTACAAACCACATACGGTATCAAATAATAGAGTTATTGAAAGTACGCTCTATAATATCTTTAGCAATATGTTTCGGCTTGCTTTGGGGATTCATAGATGGGAGAATAGGGTCTGAAATATTTGTACCGTTTGCAACAATGGTGTTTGGTTACTTTTTTAACAGAAAAGATAGAAGCTATATTGACGATACATTAAAGGAAGAATAATATGAGCGTAACTGCAATGACAATAGCACAGATGAACGCTGCGACACCACGCTTAAACGGTGACGCTACATTAAGAAACTTGCGTAATAATGAAACTGTAATTATCAGATTAAGTTCACCACAAAACTATCATCATTCGGATTATATGCCAAAAACACGACAAGACGCTGAGAGGTTGCTAAGATGGTCTGGTGGTAATTGGTCTTGGAATTGGATTCCCTGTACACTACAATGGGGTAATAATGTAACCGCTTGTGCTATTCATACCATGCCACACAGCGTTGTTGTTGCTTCAAATTCTTTTAATATATTTACTTCTGATTTAAGACGTAATTCAGAGGGTTCTCATATGTGCTTGCACTATATAAACAGCATGGAAGTCAGATTTAGAAGTTTGCAAACAAGCAGAGATTGGTGGCAACGTGGTAATAATGCAGTGCAAGAAGCTGTTAGACTTGCAAATGCAAATACACCACAACAACCTAATCCGACACCACCTGCACAAGCAGGTACATATATCGTACAAAGTGGCGATACGTTTACTGCAATCGCAAGACGTTTTAATTTAACAACAGATGAATTGTGGAATTTAAACGGACAAATCGGTGACATCAATCGTATTGATATTGGACAAATTATAAATGTGCCGACATCTACTACAATACCACCACCGATACAAACTCAACCTACAACACGTACTCACATTGTCACAGCAGGAGAAAATCTAAGCAGAATAGCCGGTATGTATTCAACTACCGTAAACGCTATAATGTCTGCTAACCCTCAAATAAAAAATGCTAATGTTATATCTATAGGGCAACGCATAGTAATTCCATAAACTACATTTTGATAACTTTTTATTATATAACACTATATCTGGTTTTTACATTAACAAACCATTAAGTTATCAAGACTAATTCATGAAAAGGGTTGCTTTTTCAGTTTATTTCTGTATACTTACACTTACTTGAAAGAGGTGGGGTTATGGAAATTTTAATGGGAATATTTTTAGGATTACTACCAGAAAGTTTATATTATGGACTTTTTCTTATTTTTGCAAAAAACATTAAGTACAAACGTGTTTTATTAATTGCGATTATATTTTTATCGAATTTTCTTATAAAGATTTTTATTCCGTTTATGTTGTGGGGAGTTTTGATTTTTATTGCTTTAATGTATTTAACTTTATGGTTATTATATCGTTCACACTTTATAGATGTATTTTTAATAACTGTAGCAGGAATAATTAGTGTAATAGTTGGTACAATCGTTTTTTATGCGATACCAAATGAAATTTTAGGATGGTTACTTGGGTGGATTTCATTATTTGCTTGTGTAACAGTGTTTAAAAAACATATTAATAAATTATATAAAGTATATTTATCTGTTTGGGATAAAAGCGATAATCCCAAAATTAAGAGCGTTACAGTTCGTAACATAAGTTGCGTTATGTTTAATATTTTATTAATTGCTGTACAACTTATTATTCCTATAACAATGATTGAAAGGGGTGTTTAAAATGTTCGGGTGGTGTACTATTGGATTCCTATACTGCGAAGAAACAGGCGAATAATTGAAGCGTGGAAGATAATTGGGAGCGAGGGCATTATGAGAGCGTGGTTTAAGAAATATTGGAAAGCCTTGTTGCTGTTTGGAATAGAGTTAACAACAATAGTAGCAATCGGACTATGGATATTGCCTACATGGAGGTATGTGGCATATATCTTGGTCTTTTTTCTTGTAGTTAGAAATATTTGCGGAAAAACTAAACATTATAAATGCCCGATTAGGTGCTTTTTCGCAAGCGTAATATTGTTTGTATCGTTATTTGCAATAGCACATATTGACATAACTATATCGTTAGTGGTAACTGCATTTTTTGCTTTGGTATTGACAGATAGATTTAATGTGAGTGATACGTTTTTGTTTGCATGGTCAAAAGAACGTAAACATGCCGAAGTAATGAATTACATACGTAATAATGACCCTAATCATCCTGTCATAAAAGAACTTGAGAATTTGGTTAATGAACAAGATGATGATTCTATCAAAGTCGTTTATAAGTATATCTGGCGTGAAGGTCGCTCTTTTAAAATGGTACAAGACGTTTTAGATTGTGATTCTTATAACGTATCGAGATTATCGGATAATATTGCTCATTTATTTGCAATAGCGACCGCAAGGCATTTGACTAATGATAAATAATCATTTATAATAGTATATGTCCATGCCTCAACCTCCTTTCAAAGCCCCGACATTTAATTGGCTCATAGGTTAAATGTCGGGCACTTTTTATTTTTGAAAAATTAGTGATAGTTGCACTAGATACAGACTTTAATAGTCTGTTATTTTTATTGTGGTGATGATTAGTGACCATTATGGAAGCCACTATTAAAAGTAGATTGAACAATTTACATTACTGCGATAAATGTTCGGAACAGCTTATATCAAAATATTCTGGCAATTTTCAAGAATTGCTTGTAATAACGTTACAGCTTGAATCTTTAATTAAAGAAAGGGAACGTAATGTACAATTATCCGAATAGTTATTATCCGCAACATTACCCTCAATATCCACAACAACCAAACCAACAATACAACGACCTATTAAACAGGCTTAACAATCTTGAACAAGGATATGGTTATGGACAAACACAACAACCGCATACACCCCCTACACAAGCTACTAATCCTGTTAATCAGTCTCCCATCGCTAATAATCCGAATGATAACAAATTATACGCTATCGTGTCCGCAGAATCACAAGCATGGGAAAAGGATGTAGATTTATCGGGCAATGTTCAAGTGTTTTATAACCCTACAGAAGATTGCTTTTATACTCAACAGTTCATAGCGTCAATACCGAAAACGGTACGAAAGACGTTTAAAGCCATTTCTACGCCCTCAGAGTCGATTTCAGAATCAGAGGTATCAGAAGTCATGCAAGACAATAAAAACGCTACAGAAACGATTCTGGACAGTCTGGGCGACATTAAAGAGTCTGTTGATACATTGTCTGAAAATATACAGCAAAGTTTCGGTAAAATTGATGATTTAATTTTACAAATAGCTGAAACACCGTATGTTTATGTTAAAGATATTGTCAAACAAAAAGAATCTAAAAAGGGTGGTACTAAAAAATGATATATGAAGCTCTTGCTAAAGCTGTTCTATCGTGGTATATGCCTAAAGTACCTAATTCTTATCAAATGCAACAGCAGTTTAATCAAATGGTACAAAGTGGTGCTTCATTATCACAACTTATAAATGGACTTGAGGAAATGGCAAAACAAAATGGTATGATTTCCGCATTTGACAATGTTCCAAGTTGGAGAGAATTAAAAAATAAAAACCCAGAAGATGTACAGTCTTTTGTTGAAAACACAATATCTGAAATGGGTGTAAAAGATAAAATAATTAACAGTTGGTTAGGAGGATAATGTTATGTTAGATATACAGAAAATGGTGAACGAAGCAGTCCAAGACCCTGTAGTTGCTGCGAGTGCTTTGATAATAAGTTTAATAAAACCATATATAGCACAGCAATTAGGATTAAGTAGTGCAGAACAACCACAAGCACTTCCGCAACACATACCTCAACCAAGTTTTCAACAATCTCCACATGATTATCCACAGCAAACTCAACAACCTCCGCAACACACACAAACACCACATACGATACAGATTCCGCAAGCACCTCCAGAAAAGAAATAATCCAACAAATTGTTGGTTATAATATTTAATAAGAAAGGTAATATAAGAAATGATACACGAAGCGATGATGCCCTCTAATTTTACTTCAAGTGGCGGTAGCGATTATCAAAACGGTACTTGGAACAATCCTTTTTGGGCAGTGATTATTTTTGTCATTTTTGTTGTCATAATTGCGTTATTCTGGCGTAGGGATGACCACAAAGGCAACTATGGCATAGACGGTGTTCTTCCTGCTTTGGCACTTAATAAATTTGGCAAAGAAGATGGTTGTTGTTGCGAACATAGGGATTTACTTCTTGAATCGGGAAATATCAAAAAAGAGATTGCATTAGTAGGTTGGCAACAAGATAAAACTGCTCTTGAAAACAGAAACTTAGTCACTTTGGGATTTAAGGAAAATGAGATACTTGGACTAAAATCTACAAGCGAAATAATGAATCGCATTTGTACGCTTGAAAATAATCTCAGAGAGGATAAGTTAAGAGCAACGGAACTTAAACTTAATAATCTCGAAACGATTATTGGTATTAGGGGTCTTGGCGCAGTGCCGAGTTATTATTCAGCACACCCACCGTACCCTTGCACACCTCAAGGTGCTTACGCTTAGTAAGTAACTGATTATACCGTTTCAACCGTGTTATGCTGGCGACACGTTTTGAATATGGCGGTGACAGAGCGTAGTCGCCAGTAGCTTAAGCCGACCACGCTCAACCTCCGCACTACAATATACGGAGGAAACATATAATGTTCCATAGAAATTTTATTCCACACAGCATGGGCTGTGGTTGCGGTTGCGGATGCATACATAACAGTTATAAACACTCACGTCCGAGAAAAAAAGAAATGCTATTCATGGACACCACACTCGTAGAAGATTTTACAGTCCGTAGAATCAAAGAGGGTGAAGTAAAACAATGCGAAACTGTATGTGCAGACGTAATAATCGAAAACTCTTGCATAATCCTGTCAACTCAAACACCTTGCTTAGACTATGATGTTGAATATACACTGGATTTACCGAGAGCGATTGATTGGAATGCAAAGCAGGTGTTCATTAAGGCAGAACCGTGCCGTTTCGTGCGTGGTGCTTTAGAACTCGAAAAAACTATCGTTACCGTTCCGTTTTGTGAATTTCCATTCCTAAAACTTACAGCAGAAAACTTACCCGGTTTCTACCGTGCAAAGTTTGATGATTGTAAATGTGAATGCGAACACGAAAAATGCGAATGTGAAAAACACGAGCATCGACACCGTAGAATGTTTGAATTTATCGAAGTAGACCTCGACCTAAGAGGGAACATCGTAACGACAAACAAACTGCTTCAAAATGGTTTCGGTAGATGTGGCGACCGTGAAAAATGGGTACTCTACTTCAATAATGCAGGTAGACTTGTCCTTGAACGTGACCGTTGCAGAACGAAAAAATTTGGTGATTTCATGTAGCCAAAATAGGGGGCGGATTTAATCGTCCGCTCCCTTAAAAAATAATTCCCATGCAGTTAACGGATAACTGTTTACAACACCAAAACGTTCATCATTAGTTTCACATGGCTTAATTTCAAATGAATTAGCTTTACAAAAAGCGGTCATTTGTTTACCGATATATTTACACTTACTCATATCCCACTTCTTTTTAAACGTTCTATTGTATTTTGCAACAGTATAAAACTTTAAAGATTGATTTAAAGCAATTTCAAGCGTTTCTCGTTGTTCAACTTCGTCAGCATATGCTCTTAATGCTTGTGCATAAGTTTGTGGTATCTTGAGTTGTAATTCATTTCTATATCGTTTTTCAACTTCAATAAAATACAGTCTTGCTTGCTTTCCTTTTTCGTTTCTTTGTATCATTGCTATCTCTTTTGCCATATCAAGTTTAAGAACATGGTCAAGTGCAGGTCTACCTCCAAGAGGTTTTTCAGAATTTACAGTAAAACTCACAAAATCAATGGTTTCCTCAAATCCGTAAGTACACATTCTACGAAACCAATCGTTATATTTTTCGTTGATTTCTAAAAATTCATGCAACTCTCTACCACTTACTACTGGCTCATTTTGTTCATTAGTTATTACTTTAATTAGTTCTTGCATAATCATTCTCCTTTGCTCATTGCATATATAATTACTTTATGACCGTCTGGCATTTTCTTACATTTATCTGCGGTTGCATAATAAGTTCCGTTTGGCAAATCAGCAACATAAGACCAATAACAATTATCTTTGCAGAATACGTTACCCTCTTTTAAAGCTAATACTTGCATGTTGGTTTCACTATCCCATTCACCTTTAACATAAAATATTCCATCTTTGATGTTTTTCCATATTTGCTTTAAATACTTTTCGTCTTGTTTCATAACAATTCTCCTTAAAGTAATTAACCCCTCAAAACAATAAAATTCTTGGTACAAGCAAGAACAAAATCGTTTCAAGGGGATAATCTATAAAATAATTTTTGCAATCTTGTACCTTGCGGTACTTATTATATCAAATTAAAATCATAAAGTCAAGAAAGGATTTAATACTATGGGTTATCATAAAATACAAGAGGGTCAGCGTATACTCTTTAAGGAACTGGATGAAATGTTACATCATCTACAATCTGGTAAAGCTAAAATGACGGCAAGTGATATAGTCGCATTAAGTTCTGTTTTACAGCAATTAGAAATGGGTAAACTATTTAAAGCACTCGAAAAGCACGGAGGTATCGACCAATTTTTAGACAGTCTTTTAGGTCAAGACAGTCACGGTGGCAGTCAACGACAGGTCGGCTTCGGTCATCATTACGGTGCAGGGGGAATCATGCCCCGCAGACATCAGCCGATGATGCCCCACGCTGAAATGGATATGGCACGCAGACGTTATCGTACACGCTCCGATATGCCCCATATGGATTATGACCGTTATGACATTCATGACGATATGGAAGCAGAAATGGAAATGGACGCTGAATATGCGGATATGGAAATGGCTCGCAGACGTAGGCTTCCTCCAAGAACGAGAACAGGTCGTTTTCGCAGACGCAGAACACGCTATGCTATGGATATGCCACATGATGATTTAGACCGTATGGATATGGATTTAGACAGAGCAGATGAAACTCATAATGCTTTGGTAAATGCCCTTGATATGGTAACAAGATATGCTAATCCGACACACAGGGCAGACCATAGAACAACAGGTGATATGCGCATGGATAACCCCACAGGCGACACAAGAAGTGATGGTCGGACAACAAACGTTTCACCCATGCGATGAGTGTAGCGTTACTTGAAAAAGTAAATAATAACTTGTTAAGGGCGGTGCAATTTCACCGCCTACAAGCCGACATATTCCACTTCTTAGCTTTAAGTGGTTTTAATGCTTTGCACGAATATAGATATTTATGTGAAAGTTTGAAACAAAGAGAACTAAAACGCTTTATCGTGTCAACGTGCCATGAACTATTGTCAGAGGAACATATTGAACCGAATATCACACCATTTTCCAAAAACCGTTTAGGTGTCACATCTAACGAAAATTGGCAATGTGTTAAAAAATGTTTTATGGACTATAGGGCGTGGGAGTCCTCATCAGTAGCACTTTACGAGGAAATAGCTTCAACGCTGTCAAGTGACGGTGATGTTATATCTTATGACTATATTAAGGAATTGTGTTTAGAAACTCACGCTGAATTGCGACACTTGACAGACATGATACTTGCTTATAATGCGGTGGATTGGTCGCTTGAACAGGTGTT